TCATAGCGCCTTGAACGGGATCTCCCGGCTTCTCAATCTGAAGGCATTTCTTGCTGTGATTCCGAATTGATTAGCCAGGACTCCTTTGACTGCCTGTTCAAGACTTGGATCAATCAGAAGATACCGAGTCATTGCCGGTGTCCTTTTTGAAAGGAATAGACACGGCCTGATCGATACCAGTTGCGCCGAAACCGGACACCAATCCCGCAACAAACGTGGAGAACTCAAAGTTTCCATTCATCCAGAATGCGAGAATGATCCCGACACCCGCTGCGATCAAAGGCAGGAATCTCGCCTGATCTTTCAGCAGTGGCTTGATGATGGCGCAGATGATGTACACCGCGACTGCTACCATCGGAAGCACATAGTTCGAATATTCAATCATTTTCATTTTCTCCCCAGACCACACTGTTCAGGTCTGTTTTTGCTGATTTCATTTCTTCTTCATTGTTGCCTGTAAGTGCGTGATTCAATAGAGCCAGGATCGCACGCTGTTCAGCACGCTCATCACGTTCTCTTTTTGAGTCTTTTGCATGGATCTCTTTCAGATCGTCATCGATGCCGTCGATCCGGCATTCCAGTGTTTCCAACCGTCCGCCGTGATCCTTCAGCATGTCGCGAACATCGTTCATCGGCTTGTCGATGTCTTTCTTTGCCGCCACGATGGATCTGACCGAATTGCAAAGATTCGCAATTCCATCGATCAGAAGAAGCACGATAATCAGCACCATGCCAGGCGGGTATTCCTTAAACAGATTTGCCATTTTTCATCTCCGTTCACCTCTGAATACTTTCATCCACCAGTACATCATAAGAGCTGATTGACTCTCGCCTGGATCTTGGCAGCAGTCGATGCACCGAACTTAGCGGTCAATCTCTGCGCTCTGATTGCGCCGTTACCATAATCTCCACGGATGACCTTGCGGGCTTCCGCATCAATATTGACAGCCGGTGCTGTCTGAGCTGCCGGCGATCCAGAGAGAATCTGGTTGACTCTTGCCTGGACTTCATTGTAGTGAGAACCGAGTGCATTTTTGCGGGCATCCCCGTTTCCGTACTTGCCAGCGATGACATCTCTTGCCGCTGCATCCACGTCAAACACTGCAGGCTGACTGGATGAACCGCCGCCAAGGATCTCATTGACACGAGCCTGGACAGCATCATAGTTTGCACCCAGAGCCGCCCTGCGCTGATCACCGTTTCCAAACTCTCCGGCAATGGTACGCTTAGCCAGATCATCAATGCTGCCAGTTGCCGCATTAGGCTGAGTGCTTGCTGCAGAGCCAGTACCAAGCAAAGCATTCACCTGATCACAGATGTAGTTGGTGTGCTCCTTGATGTAAGGACCAGGGCACGATGTTGCAGAGTAGTCGCAATGTCTCAGCAGTGTGCCGTTCTTTCCGTTGTAGTACAGGCGACTGATGCCGTTTCTCTTGCAGATGTCTGCGCACAGCTTGATCAGGGATGACATTGCTGCGTCGCTGATCGGCCAATTGCCGCCCACCTGAGAGTTGGCAACCTCGATGGTGACAGTGTTTCTGTCAGGTTCCCAGCCGGATGTGGTCCACGCTCTGTAAGCCTCATCGACATACTGACCGATCCGGCCATTGCTGTCGATACCATAATGAGCAGATGCCTGCCTGTTTTTGAAGACATTGCCAAGTGTTTGCAGGCTGAGATTTCCAGCCTGGTGATGGATGACAATGCGGCTGATCTTGTTGCCAGCACGGTCATTCCAGTGGCCGGAAGTCATGTCACGATAAACTACTAGTGAAGAGTTACTCATTTCTGTTCTCCTTTCTCAAGTTCAGCCGGTGTATCAGTTCCCTTGCCATCGTTTTCGAGTGGTTCAATTGTTGTGTTTTCGTTTGTCATATAGTTTTCTCCTCTTTACTGGTACGAAAAAGGCGGACTATTGATCCGCCTTTGTTGATACGAGCTTCTTAGTGTTCTCTTTCAGTTTCTCCTCAAGATAGTCCTGCGATGCGGATACATTGAATCCGTATCCGTTCGTGCCTTTGAAGGCATCCTCCGGGAGATCAAAGAAGGTGCTGAGAATAGCTCGGACTTCTGCAAAGCTGAGAGTTGTCACCGACGTCATTCTTCGGTGTCCTCTTCATCGCCCGGAATCTTCTCATCCGGGTATTTCTTTTTATATGCCGCCTTGATGGCTTCCTGAGCCTCCGGCTTGAAGGCTGCCACCTCATCCCAGGTCAGTTTTCCCTGGTGAATTCTGATCGCCATGAATGTGTACATCTCATTCCTCCATCATTGTTGCTGCCAGCATATCCTGCACGGCCTGTGCCGTTTCTTCCTGTGCATCCTGCAGAGCCTTGAGCGCTGCATCAATGGAAGGAGTCTGCTCCTTCTCTGGGAGGGATGCAATAGGTGTGAAATCGAGGTACTTCTCCGGATCCGCCTTGACTTCCTCTTCTGTGAGGGCATCCGTGCGGAATTCATTGAAGTCGTACTGGTACTGTGTCTGCGGCTCTGCCTTGATATCTTCAGAAGGGGAGGTCTGAGCCTGCACTGTGATTTCTTCTTCGTGAAGAGCGATCTGGAACTGCAGCAGTCCGTTGTCCAGAACGGTCGTTCTGACTTTCGGCTGCTTCTCCATGAATAGTGCCTTTGTCATACTTGCTGATTGTTTTCCTTGCCTTTCTTGTAATCTTGAAAACGTCATATTTTTTACAGAATCGCATTGAATCGGTATGCTTAACGAACAGTCCGGCATAAGACATCAGACTGCGTGCATTTTTGACAGTTGGATCTTTCTCATACTTTCTCAGTGCTTTCTTTGTCTTCAGATAGTCCCGCCGACGCATCGTTATCCGGTCTCTGTAGATCCGATAGCCAAGAACATCAATGTGGGCATTTTTATTTCTTGGATTAAGATCGATCAGTTGCCAGTTCGACTTGAGTTCAAGACCTTTGCTTTGGCAGTATTTCATGATCTTAGGCATTGCCTGTGTCATCTGCCTGGCATTGGATCCGAAGAAGTACATATCATCGATATTGAACATCTGATGCCGGAAAGTTCTGATCCGCTTGCCACGTCTTACAACTGCAAAGTTGTCCTCAGCATAGTGATACACATCTGCAACATAAAGAGCGCAAAGCCGGATGCTCAGGACAGATCCAATCGGCAGTCCGTGCATTGCCTGCTCGTACTGCTCTCTCAGTTTCGGATCCTTGTCCATTGCTGCAATCAACTGTCTGCTTGGATAACCTTGCTCAACTGTCTTCAGCAGGGTGTCGATCAGCCACAACAGCTCCTTGTTTGCCACTCTGTGCTTTAGCCACGTCATGATGTTCTCATGAGTGATCGAAGCATAAGCATGCCGAAGATCTGTCTTGATCGCATACCTGCAGGCATTGGACCTGATCTTCTCTCCGTCTCTTCCGATCCGGACGCTTTTCTCATTCATCCATGTCTGGATCACCTTTGCACCGAAAAGTGGCCCCATATTGTCCTTGCAGGCAATCTGGTAATGACCGATATACGATGCCAGTTCATCCAGTCCGTGATAAGCCACATAGTCGTAGATCTGCTGCTTGATGCCTTCAATGGCAATGATGCGCGTCTTCCCGTTTGAAGGATCTGTGCGCACATCATACCGGATCCGACTCATGTGCAGATCCTTTTCCTGAATCTCCTGTGAGCATATCTCCGCAACTTTTTCATTGTTCCAGTTGCAGGATCCGAAGAGTTCCACAATGTCGGCTCTCTCCATATTCTTTGCGGTTTTATGATCCACGCAGTTCTTCACTTGTGGCGTGATGAATTCTGTTTCACCTATGTTGATATTTTTACATACTCTTTTAGCCATTCTGTGATTACCGATTGTTGCCGTGTACGAGTTTTCGCGTTTACACCTACTTGCCCGCTCTGTTCGTCAGCCACTTTGCCCGTTCCGGGCAGGTACAGCACACTGCTGCAGCGCTTATTCTTAGCGCGCATGAAAGCTATGAAACATGATTTTTATAAAAGGCGATGTCTCTGGGCACCGCCCACCTTTGCTGTGAGGATTTGAGCAACATTTGCAGGACCCGTAGTTCCAGTTCGCGTTCCTGAGGTCGTTCCTGCAGTTGACGTAAGCCATGCCAGAGTTCACGGAGTTCCTGAGGTTACCGAGCAAGCTTTCATACCCTATGAAATTGTTTAATACGTTAGAGAAAAGACAGGGGAGAGCCCCTCTGGGGCTTCGCCCCATTCACCCCCATAACAGAGGTCTCAATCGCAGGACCCGTAGGCCCAGTACGCGTCCCCGAGGTCGTTCCCGCAGTTGACGCAAGCCATGCCAGAGGTCACGGAGCTCCCGAGGTCACCGAGCGTATAATGCTCTCTCAGTGCGCCATCTTCTCCTGCTCCAGACTGCGGACCTGCAACGGTGTCTCCGGTTCCGGTTCTGTCTCCTGATCCTATTGCCACCGGATAGAAAGTGCCAGTTGTCGGATCAACATAGATGTCTCCGGAGTAATAGTCACCGGATGCAATTGGAATGCCACCCGGCAGTTGCGTGAATCCTGTCACTGCATTAGCGATATGAGCTGTGCCTCTTGGTGCTGCAAAGACTCTCCAAAGGCCAGCTGCTTCATCTCTTTTCATGATGACATTAGAATCAATGATTCCTTCGCCGTTCTGGTATTCAGTGCCACAAATTCTGTATGTATGGCAGGTATCAGTGTTGGACAGATAAGAGCCATCGAAGTGTCCGATAACTGCGTCCGTTTCACCCGTCATGCAGGGCATCATGGAAACATAGTCGTCTGTTGTCGTGGTGAATGCATCATCCACATCAAGAGTCAGTGCCTTGTATTCAGTGCCAGAAACAACAACGGTCTCAATATTAGTTACCTGCGCACGATTGACTACATTATGAACAGATGCAACGTTTCTGTCTGGTGTGACTGCCTTGTTACTGTCAAGGCAAGTGCCGACCGACACACAGCAGCCCTTGTAGAACTTGCTCTGATCAGCGACCAGGACACGCTTGGTGCTTTCTTCAGCAACGGCAACCTTGATCTGTGTGTTGTATGTTCCGTAATGGCCAGCCATGACGCTTGTGCTGTTTTTGGTTGCATACTTGATGATCAGCATCAGCATACCGAAGAGAGTGCGTTCATTACCGGATCCCCAGTAACCTTTTCCTTTCTTCTGATAGTTGGTGAGCATATTGTTATAGGACTGATTCCATGCAGGAACACAGCCCGGTAGAGATCTCAGGATCTTCTTGGATGCAGAACTTGTGCCTTCCTCGTTTTCTGTGGAGTAGAAAGCGGAGTGAACATAGAACGGAAGAACCGTGCCGTCTGCCTTGACCGCTTCGCACCAAGGAACAAGACCCAGCTCCGGATGCTCGCTGTCGCTCATGTAGTAGATATCATACGCGCCATGATCTTCCACCTTGTAGTAGAAAGTCTGATATACATTTCCGACATCCACTGCTCCCGCTGTCTTATAGTTCGGACGTCCTTCAATTGCTGTCGGACGTGCGAAGCCATCATCGTCACGGGTATAGTTGCAGCGCATCCACTGGAAGATGCCGGACTCTTCTGCAAAGTCATCCTGGCCTGCTTCCGTATCTGTTGCAGGCTTAGCTGTCAGGCCAACAGAGTCCTGCAGTTTTTCTCCGACGCTGGACGTATTCGTTGCAAACTTCCAGATCTTGGTTGCAAACACCTTGCCATTACGAACGCCCAGGAACTTTGCCGCAAGATCTTTTTCAAGATTGCTCTTAAGCCCCATATCGTCCGCATGTGTGTATACGTTCTGAAGTGCCAGCTGATAGACGTTCTCCATCATCTGCGCACTGTTTGGCGCTTCATAAGTCACGCCGTTAATTTTCTGTGCCATTTTTCTCCTCTCATTCCTGTGGATCAATGTTCTGCGTGATGCAGAGCCGACGTCTGCCGTTTACAAAATATCTGAAGCCGTTGATCTGCTTGTCGATCCGGTCAACGTCCGCCTGATGGGCTTCCTTTGCCGCATTCAGTTCGCTTGTATGCCTTGCGGACAGATCGGACACGGACTTCGTGACTGCTGCATAATGACTTGCTTCTGTGTCGTGAACCTCATTAACCGCTCCGACGATTGTGCTCTTCGTCCCGGTCTTCAGATCGGACTTTGCACCGACGTCATTGATCAGCTGATTCAGATCAGCAGCAGACGCGATTGCGCCTGTGTCCAGTTTCACGGATACCTGCTCAGCATTAGCCACCGCAACATAGGTTTCAATCTCGATCAGCTGAGGACTGACAGAGTTGTATGGCGGCATGTAATCTGCCTGACCATCGACAGCCGTGACGATGGCATACAGGCACTCTGTGCTGAACTGCTTTCCTGCTTCACAGGCAAAGATTCCGAACTCATTGACGTAGTATCCCTGCGTCAGTTGAAGATTGGACAGGACTCCCAGAAGGGAGATCGTGCTATCGTTTACTTTTCTGACTCTGGACACACCGAACTCCTGCTTTTCCTGTCTGAGAGCTGTGGCGCCATGCAGAGCAGAAGTGGACCATGTTCCGGATCCAGCCTGGACCTTAGTGAACTCAATCGTGCACTGCCCCGCGAGAGCTTTGGTAATCAAAGCAATGCCTCGATTGGTCAGAACGACTGAATTGAACTGTGCCATGTTTTAACCTCCTTTTTTCTCATATTTGGATTCGCTTATAAACAAGACATGCACCTCCCGCATGAGGACCGGCCGCGTCCACTCTGGACGAGAGATGCCGACCTTCCGCAACGGTCTGTAGTTTGATACTTCCAACCGCAGTGCCGATATATGCAGACCCGTCCTCCCGGTAACTCAACTGTGGGCTGTTGTTTACCGTGTAGAACCGGTTGGTCGCTTCCATAGCGCCAATATGTAATTTTCCTTGTGCCTTCTTGGAGAAGGTCAAGGCAATCAGATGAGACCTGACATTCTTAACTCGAGAGATGATGCGGGATATCTGTTCCGTTGTCTCCGGTGTAGACCGAGCATCAACAACGACTCTGAATTCGTTCGGCTTATAGCCGCCTTCATACCACTCGACAACATCACCAGTGCCGAAGATCGTCTGCAGCATTTCAGCCACAGCACCAGTGGTCCCGGCATGGGATCTCCATGAGAGTGCGTTCTTGACCAGCGTCCGCTTTGTGTCAAGTGGAAGCGCCTGATCGTAGTACATGACTCTCAACTCGACTGCCATGTAGTCCAGAACTTCTTCATCCAGATCGTCGATATCGTAAGAAACACCGACCTTCGTTGAGAGAACGAGAAGGTGAGCGATCTGTAACTTGATCGCGTAACTCAGAGCCAGAAACTCAGGGCTTTTTTCAGTCGGCCATAGGTCTTTCAGCTCGCCGTCATGAATATCAATCATCTTCGAGTCCTCCGTAGGTGATCGCCTTGGATCCGAGCTTTGCAAGGTCGGTGTCCCCGATCTTGGTGAAAGCCGGAGCCTTGAGCTCAACTCGCTTAGCACCCGCAAGAATGATGCGCTTTACCAGCTCTGACGGATTGATATCCCGTCCGATCTTGGACCGTTGCCACGTTGCATAGTCATTGACCGCTTTTTCGACTTCCTGCTGAATCGTCGTTGCCGTATTTCTGTCAGACGAATTGATCCAGTAGGTTAAGGAGACATCATAGCTGACTTCCTTCGGCGCAGAAACGACGATCTTGTCATTCAGTGGCTTGATGGTCGGATCCTCCAGATAAGCTTGCAATGCTTTGACAACTGACTGGCTCGGTACTTCGTCATTCAGTAGGAAGCAGACATCCACTTCACCCGGAGAATTGCTGAAGACGCGCGCGTCTGTGATCTCCTGATTAAAGGAACGGATCCAGAACTTATACGCGTCCTCGGTGCCAGTTGTGGAGTGCCGATCCGGTGCGATGAATACCCGCTCACGCAGGGAGTCATCATCTTCCGTATCTGCGCCGCCAGAAGGAACGTCAATGTTCTCAACTGACTGCACATACGGGATCGGATCCACCAGAGCACTGATCGAGCCGACTGCAAGGTTATTGCTGCCGACTCCCGCTTCCATTGCCGTGCAAGGTACATCCACAGATAGCTGTCCTGCCGGAATCTCGACATAGTCATCTGTCTCGAAGTAATACTGGGAATCTGTGACTCTGGTGCCTGCTGGAATTGCGACAACACTGGTCTGCGCTGCAGACAGCGTGAAGCGAACAGTTGTCCGGGCTTTCGTTGCCGGAGTCCTTGTGATGCCTTTTCCGGCTGCCATATTGTCGAGATACTCGCCCTCTGCGTATTTCAGCAGATTCTCTTTGAACGACTTATCGATCAACATGTACATCTGAAAAAGTTCGACCGCGCAAGCGTACAAAATTAAAGAGACGGGCTCTCCTCTTGCGAGGGAGTACGTCTCTCCAGTGATCTCGTTGTATCGATTCTGAAAATCTCGCTTCATCTGATCTTCCACGCTGTCCAGTGTGGTTTCATCGATGAAGCTGATGTCAGGGAGGTTCTCTAATTCTGGAATTGCCATGTGTTAATTACCTCCGATATAAACCGTGAGACCGAGAACCCCGTCAGCTCCGATCTCAGTGGCTTCCACTCTGTCAAGCTGTACGTCCGGTGCGTATTGTGCAATCTGCTCGGCCAGATCGACCGTGATTGTATTCAGCGCAGCCGGATGCGGAGCATCGACAGCTGTCCCGGATAAGCCGAAGGACCGGCTTCCCGGAATCGTGCCCTGTCGAGTAATCAGCAGGGCTTGTATGATCTGGTCAATCTTCTGAAGTTGTTCAGTGTTCAGAACACCGTCCAGATCGATAATGTCTTCAAGTCGCATGTAATTCATCAACAATACTCCTTGAAAGTTAAATCAACCGAGCACCGCACCAGTTCTCCGCGATTATAGACCGTGTTGTACGCAGCAGAAGAGGACTCTAGGAGGAACTTGTGTGCGTTCCATCCGTAGACCTGCCCGCCGAGTACGAGATATTCCACATCGCCGCGCCGGACCATCTGCTCAATCAGTTCCAGCGTTTTCTTTGGCTTCACGCCATGTTCAGCACTGAGATCAACAGTCATTGTGGTCTCCATGCGGTCTGGCCCCTGGAACTCTGAGCGAGGCGGAGCGTTGAGAATGTCGTGCGTTGCCCAGCGAGACGACTGACTGCGCTTCCAGTTCTTTGGTGTCATGATCCTTCGATCACTGACCTCAAAGATCAGACTCGGGCCGAAAGAACCAACGACGGACGATCTTGCCCGTCGTCTCTGTTCATCCTGCCTCCGTCTGGCTGCCTGCTCGCGCTGCCATGCCGACTCTGACATAATAACGGAAACCATACCGCCGCCGATTCTCACGACTTCGGTGCTTCTGTATGCTTTTCCGGCAATGTAGAAGAGACTCGGTCCTGTATATCTTGACATAACTTAAAGCCTCCTCACTTGATGTGTTGAATGATCTCGGAAAGCGTGATCGACCCCGCAGCAGACTTGAAAGTGATCTCGCCGGTTGCTGTGAGGTTGATATCCTTCCCGGAATTGATGTTGATAGATCCAGCCGACAGATTGATCGTGCTGGCATCCACAGAAAGATTGCCTTCCAGATTCAGAGAGAAGTCCTTCACATTGAGGGACATCATCCCGGACATATAGATCAGGAATGCTTCTCCGATTGCAGTGGAATTGAAGTCTTTTCTGTAGTATCCCGCTCCACTGCCGTGCGGAGTGTTTTGCGTGTTCCAGTACGTTCCAAGACAGATGCCTGCCGCCTGCCCGTTAGACAGGTGAACCACAAGCACATCACTATCGATTGGCGGCATCTGATACTCGTCATTGAATGTCGCATACGGAAGATCATCCGTGACTGTTTCATCCAGATCCGGATAGGTGACCTTCACAAGACCATTCTTGTAGTCGATACTGGACACCTTGCCGATTCTAATAGGTCTGTCCATTCAATTCCTCCACTCAGTCAAAGGTGCCATTGTCCACCCAACCGTAGACATTGGAAGAACCGTCCACATGGATCAAGTGCCAAGGATGCGCTTTTCCGCTTCCGTTCTTGATCGTGATCCGGGCTCTTCCAGCGCGTGCCGGATAACCTTTCGCACCTGGATAACTTGTGTAGTAGTGCGTTCCGCCATGGAAGTTGACGATATCGCCCACGTTGTAAGACTTGGACTTTGCCGCCGCTTTCTTGGTGGACTTTTTCGGTTCTTTGGTTGTCTCCGTGACAGTGTAATGAACAACATCAACCTTGTTCTGATACCGGTGCATCTTGACGTGCATCTTCGTTCCGGATCCGTTGACCGTAGTCTTGACCTCGTCCACGAAGTAGTTTCCTGCCGCTTTACCAAGCGAGCCGTCAACCTTGACCATGATGCCTGATACCATTCGCACGTCCGGCCAGATATCTCCCTCAAGGATTGTCGCTTTTTCGTTCTCATTGTTGACTCCCGCACTGATCAGATGAATTGCGTCTGCCAGATTAGCAGCCTGTTCTGAGAGTTTCAGCGTCCTTGCACTTGGATCCTTCTCTCCTTTGGTGCCTGTGACAGGGCAGTAGACTGAGAACTCCCGGTCCACTTTGTTCTTTTTTTTGTTATCGGTCTGCTTATACGAGCATCGCCCGCCGGTGTAGGTTCCTTCGATTGTGTCTGTCCAGTCCCATGAATCACCAACGAAAGAGGAACGGGAGAGAGTGAGCGTCGGCTTGTGTACCTCGTACTCATTCTTCCCGTACATCACGATTCTGTTTTTGTAGATCTTCATACCGACGCCGTACTTCTTAGCCAGCTCATACAGAAAATCCGAATCACTGCGGTCAGTCTGTTCGATAGACTCAATCGCATGATCCGGACCGTCATACATGAATGCCAGTTTGTACCGTGAGGCAATTGCCGCACCGATTCCTTTGACACTAGTTGACTTCCACGTCCTCGTCCGGTTTGTCCTCTTGATTGAGGTGTCAGTTGGAAGGCTTATCCCGCCGAGATTAGCGATCAGCGGTCCGCCGGTCATGTTCATTTCGTCCAGGAGAAAGTCCCCGCAATCCATCCTCTTTTCGTCATATTCACTGTTCCAGTGATGGAGCAGGATCTTGGCAACGATCCGGTCTCCTTTTTTCGGAAGCCAGCCGTTCAAAAATCGAAGATCAGAATTGAAAAGTGTCAGTGAAACCGTGTCAGAAGATCCACTCGCCACGTCATCGTAAGTAAACTCCTGCTTGATGTCCTTCAGTGTGTCCTTAACGGAATGACCGTTGAAATACAGATCAGTCTCTGCGCTTCTTGCTGTACTCATAGGCCATTCTCCGGTGCCACTGGAAGGCCAGCGTCATAGTCATCATTCGACCGCCACGCAGGCAGATTTTCTGTCTGTGAGACAGCCAGATCTGGAATAATGACCGGAGTCCCGGCGGAGAAGACCAGAACGTTGATCAGAGACCAGTTGGCCTCGATCAGCTGCTTCATGTACTTCTCGTCACCGAGTTCCTGCCATGCGATCTTGTCCCAGGTATCGCCCTGGACTGTGTAATAGATCTTACTCATTCAAGACCGCCTCCTTATTGTGCAAAAGACTTGCGGCCTTGTGACCGCATCCACTTGTTCATCATCTTTTCGAAGTCATCCTGACTCATGCGATCAGCCTGGATCACGTCGTCTCTTGTGACTCCGGATCCTTCGATGCGATAAGTAGGGGAGTAGATGAACTGTGGAGCGCTCTGCACTGGAACGCTTGTATTCATTCCTGTGAAATTGCCTGTCAGAGTGTCTACAGCCGCCGGGATTGCCGCCGATGCAGTGTTCTTCATCTGTCCGAAAGGATCGCTCAGAACGCCGCTCTGCGTGTTCACAGAAGGCTGTGCAATGCCCATGCTCGCAATCGGCGCCGCAAGATTCTGAGCCGCAGATGTAGCGACCACCTTAGAGCTGTCTTTCATACCTTCTGCGAGACCTTCGCCTGCATAGATACCAGACTGCTCAAGGACTCTGGATGGAGAGTGAATCTTCAGGGCACTGTTGACCGTGCTTGCCACCTGGTTTGCAATACTTCTCGCCTCAGCAATAGCCGAAGCACCCGCTGATGCGATGCCGTTCCGCAGTCCAGACATTGCGTACTGACCCGCAGAGAACATCTGTCCATGCAGTCCGGAGAATGCCGCCGCCATACCAGCCGCGATACTCGCACACTCTGCCTGTGCCTGTGATCCGCCGCTTGCAATGACTGCCAGATAAGCCGCCACTGCCGCTGTGATGATTGCTCTAATCGTCTGTGCCGTTGCCTGAGCCGATGTCTGGATAGCCTGCATGCCCGTCTGAGACGCCGCTCTCATCTGAGCCATACCACTCCCCACAACCGCATTGCTTACCATCATGGAAGCCGTGATTGCATTGGTCACTCCTGCCATCGCACTTGCCGCGATTGTGCCAAGAGCAGACAGTGAAGCAATTGTCCCGGCCAGAGAGCCCTGCAGGGATGTCATGCCTCCTGCTGCCGTATTGACACCGGCGGAGAAAGTTATCATCGCGGCTGCCGCCACGACAAGAGGTCCCTGAGCGGAATTGACCGCTGCCGAGAAAGGAATGATTGATGCTGTCAGCAACGTGAACGCGGATGCCGCTGGTGTTGCCACTCCCGGAATCTGCGCTGCCGCTGCCGTGAATAATGTGATGCTCGTTGCTGTGAGAGCCAACGCTCCGGAGAGGAGAACGACTCCTCCGCTCAGAAGAGTGATTGCCGCTGCGGATCCTGCCGCACCTGCTGTCAATGCAAGGAAAGCGGCTGCTGCCGCTGTTGCCGCTGCCGCAAGTGGAACAAGTGCCGCAGACAGTGGAATTGCGCCTGCCGCAATAACTCCCATCTTTGCCGCCGTGCCGACTGCATTCTTTGAAATCGAGCCGAGAGCCTTTCCAGCTGCCGTCGCAGATGCCTCGATGATGACAACGGATCCAGACACGAGTGTCATTGCCGCTGCCAGAGGAATCATGCCTGCGGATGCCGCAAGTGCTCCAGCCGCAAGGACAAGCATGGATGCTCCAAGAGCCGCCGTCGGTACGCTTGCCGCAAGTGCTGCTGCTGCGAATGGGACCATCGCCACTGTGATCGCTGTGACAGGTACTACAGCCGTCAGCATAGCCGCCGAGAAGATTCTCGTTGCCGCACCGAGTGCTGTGAGTGCTACTGCACCGACTCCTGCAGATGCTCCGATCAGAGCCATTGAAGCTGCAAGAGCAGATGCCCCTGCGGTTGCTCCAAGGATTCCAACCGTTGCTGTAAGAGCCGCCACACCGAGTGCCGCGAACCCTGCAGCCGCTATTGCTGCGCCTGCTGCTCCAGCTGTCGCCATCGCACCGAATGCTGTGATGGAAGCACCCAGGGAAAGCAGAGCAGCCGAAGCCGCTGGACCTGCCGATGCAATTGTCGGAAGAGCCGATGCCAGGAGAGTGATTCCAGCAGATGCCATGGTCACACCCGCACCGACCAGTGTGACTGCTGCGCCGAATGCCAACATGGCAGGGGAGGCAACAAGCAGAGCTGGCCCGAGAGCCGCAAACACGACTGCCAGTCCTGCGATTCCTGCCGCCATGAGAGCCATTGCAACCTGCGCTCCGGTTCCTGCCTGTGACAGTTGAACTGCAGCATTTGCAAGCATTGAGAAACCTGCAGATGCTGCAAGGACAGCTACACCGAAGGCAACCATTCCGGCTGCTCCGGCTGTAAGAGCTGGTCCCATTGCGCCAGCTACTGCAAGGAGTGCAATCATGCCACCTTCCATGACAGTGAGCCCCGCAAGTGCGAGAGGTCCAGCGTTTGCGATCTGCGTTGCAGCCAGTGCCATCATGCTCATTCCAGCGGATGCCATCAGAACAGCGCCGCCGAATGCCAGCAGCCCAGTTGCTCCTGCTGTCAATTGTGGTCCCATAGCCCCAGCAACGGCCATCAGAGCGATGATCCCGCCCGTCATGACCGACAGACCAGCCAGAGCGAGAGGCCCCGCCTGAGCCATCTGTGTGGCTGCTATGGCCATCAATGACATTCCGCCTGCAGCCATAAGGATTGCACCGCCAAGAGCGAGAAGCCCTGTTGCAGATCCCTGCACACTTGGTGCGAGCTTTGCCACTATGGCCATGAGTGCCGCAAGACCGGCACCAAGACCAACGAGAGCGACAACTGCTCCCGGTCCAGCTGATGCGAGTTCCTTTGCTGCTTTGACAAGAATGTAGACGCCTGCCGCCGCCATTGCAAAGCCTCCGCCGAATCCGAGTGCATTCTTTGCTGCAGCACTCATCGCGGTGTTAGCTTGCTGTGTCGGTCCATTGATTCCTTTCGTGTGCTTTATCAGCTTCTGTATAGCTCCTCCAGCTGATCCGAACATTCCAACCAGCTTCCCGGCGACCTTAAATAACCGGCCACCGATCAGGAGAACCGGCCCAGCCGCCGCTGCAATACCTACCCATTTGACTATATTCTTCTGCATTGATGGATCCAGATTGTTGAATGCATCAATGAGAGAGGTGAGCTTGTCGATGAACGGCTTCACAACCTGACCGGCAATTTCGCCGATGTTGTACTTCATAACATCGAACGAAGAGCTCAGCTTTTCAAGCGAGCCACCTGTCCCGGCCATGAGTGCATCGGCCATGTTCTGAGATGTTCCTGCGCAATCGTTCAATGCCGCAGAATATTTCTGAACTTGATCTGGTGCTGCATTGATGAGAGTCATCCACTTTGCCATCTGGTTCTTGCCGAAGAGTGCCGCAGCCGCCTGCAGCTTTTCTTCCTGCGTCAAACCAGCAAAAGCAGTGTGCAGCTGGCCTTGAACGTCCGCCATGCTCTTCATGGTTCCGTCCGCGTTGAAGATGTTGAGGTTCAGCCTCTTCATCCATGCGGCGCCATCTTTTGCCGGGCTGGCCAGTTTTGCAAGACCTGTCTTCAGGGCAGTTGCGCCTTCAGATCCACTGATTCCGGCATCACCGAAGATATCAACCACAGTGGCCAGATCCTGCATGTTCCATCCGACACTATTGGCGACCGGTCCGGCGACAGCCATTGCCTCAAAGAGGTCAGAGGTTGTCGTGTTTGCCTGTGCCTGAGCTTTGGTCAAGATGTCTGCAGCTGTCGATGCGTAGCTTGAGTCCTTACCGAACATCTTCAGCGCATTTCCAAGACCGCCAGTCACTTCAGACAGATCTGTCTCAGTTCCTGCTGCCAGGTTGAGGGCAGGAGTGATCATGTCAGCCGCCTGTGCAGCTGTAAAGCCCTGCCGTGCAAAGTTCAAAGTTGCATTTGCAGCATCCTGCATTCCGAATACAGAATTAGCCGCCGCCGTTTTAATAGCAGCAGCCAGCTGATCCGCTTCATCCTGTGTGGATCCCATCGTTGCCTGGACAAGACGGAGAGTCTTATCCACATCCCCGAATTCTTTGACTGAAGTGGCTGTCAGGCCGACGATCGGAGCCGTAACTCCTGCCGTCAGACCTGTGCCGAGCTTCGTCATAGTATTGCCGATTGCGTTGAGGTTCTGTGATACGGACTGAGTCTTTCCTAGTCCCTGCAGTTCTTTCTGAGCTCCGGAGATTGCACTCTGTAGTGACTTGTCAAGCGTGCCCGCAATCTTGATCGCAATTTCGTACTCACTTGCCATTCTTGCGTGTAACCTCCTTGAGATCCTCACACATGTCAATCATGTCGAAGATCCCCATTTTCATGAAGTAATCCAGTCCAGTGTTGAGGTTTAGACTCAACGCGAGACAGCACTTCCTTAATTCCGTGAGATCGGCGGGATTTAGTCCTCGCCGTACATAAAAGTTGTGACGCGGTTCTTCACTTTCATTGCGTCTTTGGCACTGAGCTGATGATAGAACTCAATCGGAAGCCCGCTCTTCAGTGCTGCGACTGTCAGTGTGTACTCAAGATCCAGCTCACGAACGGCGGAGATATTGCCGTTGTTCGAGTATATCTTTCCTGCCTGGATCAGATCGTCTGCAGTCAGATCTTCCAGTGTAGTGAGATCGATCTCAGAGACCTCATGGCCTTCAAACAGGTAGGTCTTGCTCAGCTTGATCTTGTTTTCATCTTTCTTCTTGTCTTCAATCTTGACGATTTTCGTTTCTTTGTTTTCAGCTTCAGCCATAATTACTTTTTCTCCTTTTTCTTATGGTTTTAATAAATAAAAACAGCCGGGGAGATGCTCATGATCCGCCCGGCTGCATTTGATGACAATAGAGTAATGCTAAATTAGCACTGTGCTCTTACCCGAGCCATCAGATCTTTGCCGCGGACGATGTATACCTGATTCAGCTTGTCAAGTTCAACGAGAACTTCATTGTTGACTTCAATCTTGATGTAAAGCACTTCAAGTTCGACAGAAGGTTCAACCTTCTTGCCCTTCTTCAGGGATCCGTTTGTGATGGTCTTAGCTTTGCCTCTGATAACCACTCTGACCGGAACATAGACCGTCGCACCCGTTGCCGGATCGATGACCTGTTCTGATCCTCTGAGTGTCAGCAGCGGCGGATTGTTGACGTCTGCCAGATCATAGATGGATCCATAGAGAACCGAGAACGGAATCTTCACGGTCATGGACTCAAACTGACCTGTTGCCGGATCCTCGATCTCGCCGTTCATGCCGACTCCTTCGAGTGTATCCGTCATGGCAGGGAATTCCGGAAGCTCAGTCTCACCGGATACACCAATGAGTCTGTTTCCGTCTTCGTAAACGTTGTAATTATTCAGTAAGCTAGGGATTTCAGCCATTGTGTCCTCCTCTCATTAACCCTGCAGCGCACTCTGCAGAGTGTCGATGTCGTAGTTGACGATGTCTTCAATATCCTGCGCCGGTGTGTACGGAGCAATGTGATGTCTGAAGGTCATCTTGCCAGCAAGAATGTCTGTGATCGGATTGTCATCGTCAAGATATTCGATGGAAGCGCCTGCCCAGTAGTCCGGTGCATAGCTGTTGCATCTGATATTCTCGGAGTCAACGATGTTCTGGATCAGTTTCTTGTTCATCGGATTGTCTACCTTTGCAAAGTAGGTGTTGATGAACGTGTTCTCCTGCCATGTGAACATTCTGCGGACTGCAATCCAGATGTCCTTTGCATCATCGGATGTCGGGTATGCATTGGTGTAATTGCCCCACAGTCTCCAGCCATTCTGATTGATGGCTGTGACGATACCGTATCCGTTGACAGTGTTCGCCTGATCCTGATCGAGCAGGACTTCAGTCCCATCGTCAAGGCATTCGCATGTGGTTCCCATTGGATGGTTGGACGGGCTCTGATACGGAACATCGTCTGCATTGCTGTCAATGTATTCGATCAGGCATCCAGCGACTGCAGACTTTGCAAATACCAGATCACCGATCTTGGAGCATGGCCAGAAGGATGCAGAGAATTCAGACGTGAATCCGCTGTCATCTTTGACTTTCTTTGTGTCTGTGTAGACTCTTGCCTGCTTGGTGTCGATGTCAAGCAGGGCAAAGCTCTTGTATACTCCATTCAGCTGTGCTGCTTTTGCAGAAAGAGCACCGCCGACTGCTGCACTCTGAGAATATCCCGGAGCAAGCAGGAGACCAGGAACGATTCCCAGTTTTGGGAATACCTGCCGGATTGCCTGGATTCCAGTCTCTTTTCCAGTTGCAGAATCAACCGCACCGATGATGTCTTCATCATTGACCTTTTTCGGATCCAGCTTGTCGCCGGTGAGCGTCAGTGTAGTTGCTTCAGCCAGAGCGCCGCCATCAATCAGTGTGATGATTGCATGGCCATTGTTTGCATCGAATGAAACTGTGTAGTCTGTGTTCAAGACTCCAACAGAATCTCCTGTGCCCTTAACGGACAGAGAGGATGCAATGACACCGACTTCAGGAATCTCAGCCTGCTTGTCATTGACCTGTGCGGTCTTTGTTTCAATTGCAGACTTGTGCTTTGCCGGATCCAGAACGTTGATGTACACAACCGGGCCGACTGCAAACGCATTAGCAGAAAGATACATTGTCTGGCAAAGCGTGAAGTTCTTCACGTCGTTGACATAACCGAGTTCTTTCATTGCTTCTGCAGCAGAGTTGGCCAGGATCGGAACATTGACCTTTGATGCTGGATTGGCGACCATGTTGATGGGTGCACAACCAACTACAACCTGCACCGAAGACTTGCCAGTCTTTGGAACTGTGACAGCGGTTGCCTCTTCACGAACGTAAGTTCCATGCTTAATAGGCATTTAATCAGCCCTCCTTCTTTCTCAGACCTTCAGTCTGTTTATATGCTTCCCAGGCCCAGCCTTTCTCAGCTTTGATCTGCTGATGAGCCTTGCCATACTCAGCAGGGCTGATGAACAGATTGGCGATTAGAGGAGCTTCCTCTTTTGCCTTGAGCGCTGCATCCGGGATGCTTGCATATACTGTGCCGGTGATTGCGATCCCTTTGATCGTCGGACCGACATACAAAACAGGCGCCGGTTTTCTCTCCGGTGCCTTTGCCGCTACTTCAGTGGCTTTTTTTAATTCTTTACTCATGAAAATTCATCAATCCTTCCCATCTTTGGTGTGGAAAACTTCATTTCGATTGCTCCGAAGTAAAACGGGTAGGTGTTCTCATCCAGAATCTCCCACTTCATCTTTGGAGATGCGCGGAATTGATTATCCAGCAGTGCCTCCTGAAGGAAGCGGTTCGCCACCTTCTGAATCATGCTGAGGATCTGGACGTGACCCTGCCTGTCTTTGCCTTTGTCCTTGACTCCAAACTGAATCACAGTGGTGACATGCCATGGATCCTCATCATCTTCAGTATCTCCTGTGAACACCTGGACGATGAAATACGGAAAAAACTGAGACGGATCATCCTCGTCATCGTAGGTCTCAGGCAATTGCTGCTCAAACGCATGGATCTGAACTTCATTCCCGGCATCGTCTGTCAGATGCATTCCACTGAGAAGACGATTGATCTCCTTTTTCAGTGACACCTGCAGACCGTGAATGTCCATCAGATTCCCGGTGAGGTTTTCAAAATCGTCCATGATTCATCATCCTCCCTTTGCAAGCAGGACTTCAACCTGCTGCTCCATGTAGTGGTGCAGATTCGTCTGGATGACTGGCTTTGTCACTCCGTAGACGTTCTCATTTTCAAGCATCTTTGGAATTGATACAGAAGACAACCGTTTGATCGGAAGACGTCTGTCAGATCTTCTCTGATACATCTGATCATTCGGACCTTTGAAGGCTTTGATGTCTCCATATAGCAGTTGTTTCAGACCGTTACCTTTGACAATGTTAGCCTTGCCTCCGGCTTTCTTTGGAGCCGTAGTGTGGAACCGTACAATGGAGATCGGAGCACCCTTGGATTCAATTTCTGCCTCAAGATTTCCTGCATTGGCCTTGTGAATGACCATGTTCTTCTTGAAGCCTCCGGACTTCAGCGTGTAGCGCTGCCGGGCTTTATTTCCGAGGTCCTTTCTCGCGGTCGTTGCGGTTCTGTTCAACGCCCTGGAGATCACTGTCGGTGCTTTATAGCTCAAAGATCCGAGCTTCTCAACAACCATTCTCAGATCATCTTGATCGACTTCATACTTGATCTCCATCAGCCTCTGTTCGCCTCCAGCGTGATCGAATAGACTCCCATCTCATCGATGGCATCCGTGACTCTGTAGTCCTTGCCATCAAGAGAGAAAAGTGCGCCGTGTTTTGGCAGTTTGCCGAAGTCAGCAGCGGAAAGAAAAACCAGCATCTGTTTGACATATATGCCATCCATGTGCTGGTTCAATCTCTTTTCCCGCTCGATCTGCTCATTGTTATCAATGATCAGCCGCATTTTTTTGCCATTGACTTCATGTTCATCAGCAAACTCCAGATCATTCAGAAAGACGCTGCCGATGTCAGCGGCAACCATGTCCTTGAATGCGGACAATTACTTTGTACCTTTCTTGCGGCTTGAAGTTTTCTTCTTTGTCTTGGATACCGGAGCCTCTGCCTCAATGACAGGAGCATCTTCCGGATCCTCTTCCGGCTCGTCTGTCTTTTCTTCTTCCTGATCGGACTCAGGAGCATCTTCCGGATCCTCTTCCGGAATCTCTGGACCCGGTGTGATCTTCTCAGCCAGTCCGCGCTTGATCAGAGATTCTTCCAGATCAGCATCAAGACCAACCATGTCACCAGGCTTCAGTTTCAGCTTGTCAGCATAAAGCAGAGAGCCCACTGTATTCAAGATCTCAATCATGGTCTTCCTCTCAGAAAATCAGATCAGCATAGATGCTGGAGTTCTTGAAGTATGGAACATTCAGAGGTCTGGACTTGAGTGCCAGTGTTCTCGCAGAGTTCTTGCTGTCAGTGTAGACATGCGGAACTCTTGTGCCAGGCTGAGACTCGATCTCCTTGGTCTGATCGTTGATGAATGTAATCCTCTGATACATTCTCTTACCGAATCTCTGACCGGTGATGAATGCACCCTTTGTCGGAACGAAGAACTTCTCAGTGCCGTCCAGATCAACATAAGTCTGATCGTAAGAGTAGAAGTCAACCGGTCCAACGCCAGGAACATTCAGAGTGCCATAGAAGGTGACTCCGTTGAGATCCTGAATGTTGATATCACCAACAACGATGCGACGATTGTCCAGGAGCTTCTGGATCTTCTCGTTGTTGAAGAAGATTTCACCAACTTCTGCGCCCATGACGAACTTGTTATGCGGAAGGCCTCTCTTCTTCAGAGGCGCAGCCATCTTTCTGACAACATCGAAGAAGTCATCAGCAGATGTCAGTGCCTTGCTGAAGGTTACCTTGGCGCCGTTTGTATCGCCATCATAGAACTTCAGAGTGAAGTCTTCAGTCTTGCTCTGATCGTCTGCGATCTGCTTCAGATCCAGAGCATTCTCAGTGAGAACCTGTGCAGCCATCTGTTCTTCACGAGTTGAGATCATCTCATCGAGATCCTGCATGTCCTGCGAGATCAGCTGGACTGCTCTTTCAGAAGGGGACAGATTGGAATACAGAGATTCTGCAAACTGCTTTTTGGAAACATCATCAACTGTCAGAGTTCTGGAAGGGGCAATCAGCGGAGCAATGACATCGCTTGCCTTATAGCCAGCTCTGCGAACTGCGACGTCGCCTTTTCCAGGAACGACAACCGGAGCAATCATTCTGGACTGCTCGTCCTTGTATTCGACAAGGATCCTGTCAGCATCCGGAGTCTGCACATCTGTGAAAAATGTATCACGCAGCCAGCAAGGCTTCGGTGTGACAAGCTGCTCCGCAACCATTAAGGCATGCGTGTTGTAATAAAATTCAGATAAATTCATGGTTTACCTCCTTAGTAAACAATGGACTCCAGCAGAATGTTGTTCTTTCTGAGAGCCAGCTCATCTGCATCTGTGAATGTGTAATTCATCAGAGCTTCAATGGTCTCACGGAAGAAAATACCTTCCTGCCAGACTTCCACTGTCTGTGCTGTTCCTGCAGCAGTTACGTCCTGAGCCAGCACGAACGCTGGATCCGTTCCGTCTGTACCCTGATAGACGGCACCCTTGGAAGTAAGGATTGTGCCTTTCTTCAGGTCTTTTGCTGTCGTGATGTCAATCAGCTTGAGTGCGCCTGCAGACTTGTACAGATTGTCATGCTGCACATCTGCGATCGGTTCAAACTTGTTAGCCATTACTTCTTCGCCTCCTTGATCTTGTTGACGATGTTAGTGACTTCATCTTCCATGCTTTCCGGCTTGACCGGCTCATTGCCGCCGTTGCCAAGAGCATGAACATCGTTTGCACCAGAATTCTTTACATCCTCGACGATGTTCTTGGACATCTGAGTCTGCACTTCCTTCTGTGCTTTGATTGCTCTCAGAGCAAGAGTGTCAGCTGAGCACTTATGCTCGCCGTACTTGGCCTCCTGGACCATTTCCGGAGTGCACATGCTGGCAATTTCATCAATTGCCTTGATGCGCTCATCTTCTGCGTCGACTGCGTCCTTAACTGCCTTACTCTGTGCAGCCTTTGCTGCGTCAGTGGCTTCGGACATCAGTGAGGCATAGAGCTCAGGATACTTCTCTTTGAGTTCAGTGAGATTCATCTCTTCTTCCTCCTTTTTGTTGTCTATGTGAATCGCCGCCTGCCCACTAGGCTGCTTATCACTGATTTTGAGTTTCGGAATATTGATGCACTTTGAAATGTCAAAGTTCCGACCCGCTGCCATGAGCATCTTGTGATCAGTGCTCATGGTCACCTGGACTGGAGTGCCTTCAGCAACTTCGTCCGCAAAACCCATCTCGACTGCTTCTTTGTCAGTCAGCCATGTCTCTGCTTTCATCAGATCGCGGATCTCATCTTCAGACTTTCCGGTCTTCCGTGCATAGATTCCCGCAATTGCTTTGGATGTTCCTTCCAGCCAGTTCTCTGCTTTCTTCAGATCATCCAGCTGCACATAGTCATACATAGCGATTGCCGGATCATGAATCATGAAAAGGGCACCGCTTGCCATCTTGATCGTCTTTCCTGCCATTGCAATGACGGAAGCAGCAGATGCTGCTATGCCATCGATGATGACTGTCACATTGCCTGTGAAGTTCTTAATCTTGTTGTAGATTGCAATTGCCGCATAGACCTCACCGCCTGTGGAGTTGATGTGAATGTCTACATTCGGACAGTTTGCAATGGAGTCCAGATCATTTTGGATCTCCGTCGGGATAATGTATTCACCCGGAACCGGCTCATCTGTCCACCAGTTGACCGGTCTTTCTTCTGCGATATCTCCATAGAGCTCAACTATTGCAGTCTGGCCATCATTGCTTCTGACCAGATTCCATGCTTTTCTTGCTTTATCTTTCATCATTCATCTCCCTCGGATGGATTTCCATCCGGATCTTCTCCGCCCGGTACTGATACCGGAGCTGGAGTATTCTGCGGATCTGGTCCGCTTGTTTTCTTCAGCATTTCATTCTCACGTTCCAGCTTCTTCACGTTGTCATGCCAGTCAGATCCATTGATCTGAATAGCAGCGTCTTCATGAGTGATAAAGCCGTTCGCAATTTCCATGTTCGTCGCGTTGATTTCCTTCACCGGATCCAGCTGACCCTGTGCAGGTCCAACCCATGACGCTTTCAGATATGCATCGCGCGTGATCGGATTCAGGAAGAATCCAGGAGCAGGAATTCGGCCAGAAGATACTGCTTCCGTGAACCACCACTCGTACACGACCTTGCAGAAACCATCAACGAACCAGCTTCTGTACATCTTGTACGTCTCCCACGCTTCCATAAATGCTGCACGAGAGGCACTGTACGATGCGTCGAACTTCTGCATCAGAATATCGACAGGGATGCCCAGAGCGGCACCGATCTGCCTGCATACCGAGTAAACGAATGCGTCATAACCGGACTGTGGTCTCTTCGGATCGCCGAAGGAGACATCCTCACCCGGCTTCAGGACATTCACGTTGCCCGGTCCCATCTCGTACTCAGTGTCATTCTGGAAGTCGTCATCGTAAGGAGGACCACCTTCAAAGGATGTACCGACTTCATTGAACGGGATCGTGTCCGTGTCACTTTCTGTCTTCACGAAAACAGTGAAGAACGACTCGATGATTGCCGCCTGGATCTCTGCCTCCGTATATCTGCGGATCTGCAGAAGAGGTTCAATCACATGAGCAAGGAAGGTTACTCCTCTATACTGCTCAGGACGTTCCTGGATGGTCAGATGGATCACGTTTGCAAGCCCTGACTTCTGACCGTAGGCTTTGACTCGCGTCCATTTCTTCGGACCTTGTGAGATGTCCATTGAATCCGGGTACTGATTGCAGAAGTAATAAGCGACAGCTGCGCCGTCACTGTTTACTTCCACGCCGTCATAGCACCAGTTCCCGTTCTCCAGCTTTGCCTGTGTGAATCCGAGATAATCATGAGCAGCTATGTCCGGAGTGGAGCATCTGTCTGCCTCCACGATCTGGATCCGAAGTCCATAAGGCGCGGCAATTGTCGGATTCGTCTGCTTTTTCAGTACGAATACATCACCAGAAAGCAGCCACGAAGAAAAAGCGAGCTGCTGCAGCTGGTAAAAGTTGGCCATCTGCAGCGCATCGCATGTGTTCTTCCGGTCTGCCCATAGAGCAAACTCTCTTTTGATCTGTCTGTTGAGGTTCTGAGCATCTTCGTCTGACATTCCGATCACATCCGCATCAACGGAAGGATTCAGCTTCATCCCGACACCGACAACATGCGTCCGCATCGTTCCGATCGCACCGGATGCGATAGGGGAGGCCATAAACAGCATTCTCGCACGCTGTCTCAGCGTGTAGTTGTTCTCATCGATGTCCTCTTTAGCGCTTCCGGACCTTGCTTTGAATCCCTTCAGCGCTCTTTTTGTGTGGGATGCACCTGCGTCGGAGTATCCCTTGTTGTAGACCTTCCGGTTGACTTCGGAAGCCATCGCTTCAGACAACTGTCTGGCCTTCATTTCAGCTTTTTTCTGCTTTTTCTTCTTTGCCATCACCAGTTATCCCTCGGAATAATTCCATACGTTTTGTGCGATCTGCCGCCGTTGTAGCCTTCCAACTCCCGCTTTTTGGCCATGAGTGCATCCCACTGTTTCAAGACCTGAGACGCGCTCATCGCGCCCTTTGTGATCTCACGAGACCCGATCTTGTAGTGAGTTACGGATCCAGAGCCGGACATGATGGTCTTTCTGGTCTCCACAAGGCCGTCCAGATCATCGATCACGATCTGATATTCAAAGTTGCGGTCATAGAGTCCCTTATTGAATGGAATCCCATGCGGCGACTTTGCATTCATTGATACTCTGATCATGCTCATCACCAGTCATCCTCCTCTCGCTGTCTTCTTCTGCGTCTGGCCATGCGTCTGCGCTCCCGTGCTTCCTGCTTGGCCTGCTGTTCTTCCTGAATATCCTCTTCATCCAGTCCTTTGAGTCTCCGATCGAGTGCGTCAAAGTTCGGATTGAGGACCATCTTAGCTGCCATTGCATAGTTCCGGCAGTCAAGTGCTTCATTTCTGTTGTGACCAGGTAACTTCTTCCAGGTCCATCTCTGCGAACTGTGGGAGGTACTCGGCACCATGACTTCAGACAGCAATCCGCTGAAGAAGTTTTCATCGTATCCGGCATCCTCATTGTCCGGAAAGTGCATGAAGTTTGCTCCCGGTTCCTGGACAGTCACATTCGACATGATGCGCTCCTTGCCGGAGTCAACACCCAGCGTGTATAGCCACACTTTTGTCGTCCTGTGATTCGGAAGGACACAGTCCTGCTTTTTTGGAATGGCAGTGTAGGGGACCCCCTCGCCGCCACGTCCTTTGATAGCAAAAACACGCTTGCCGATTCTCTTTCTGCATTCTTCGTAAACTTCCTGCGTAAAATGTCCGCCGGAGTCAATAAATGTCAGCGAGATCTTCAAGCCTTTGCCATCCTTGAACTTGTATACATGGTCCAGGACTCCATCAAGGGACTCCCAGACGTCGCCATTTTCTTCCGGCCGTCCCATGATGAAACCCTTACGGATTCCCCAGGACTCCCCATATCTGCCCCAGCCGACAACCTCATACTCCAGACGGTTGTCCTGTGTATCGACACCGCATGTCAGACAGAGCACTCCATCAGGAAGCTCTGCATCATAATGCTCACGTCTGGCCATGAGCTCGCCTTCGTCTGCTGCGTCGTTTCTTTCTTCCCAGAGTCGTCCGAGAATCGTGTTGAAAACTGTCTTGAGCTGCACCGGATCGTCTTTTGCTTCAAGGAACTTCCGGATGATGGTCTCCCAGCTCAACCAAGGAGAGCAGAATCCATTCAGCCAGAAGGATCTGTACCCGTGATTGATTGCATCAGGATTCTCTGCAATCCACTTTTTCTCTGTTCTTCGGATATCATCCTCAGAAGACAGGCATCCGCATTCAGGACAGCAGTATTCGATGTCGCTGACCGTGTACTGCTTCCGGCCGCCAATCACTTCGCAGGTGTCCTTGAAATGGATGTCATCAAAATCGATGAAGTGATACTCACCACAGTGCGGACACTTCACACACCAGTATTCCTGCGTCCCTTTGGTGAATTCTGCAGCAATAGGGGAGTGCCCTTTGATCGTCGGAGTGGAGACCTGGACTCTCTTGGCGTTGTAGAACGTGATTGTTCTGGCTGTCAGGAGATTCCATGGATCACCTTCACCGCCTGCATCTTTAGCCCAGCGGTCTCTTTCGTCGCCGAAGATGTACCTTGCAGGAACGGATGCCAGCTCTCGCGGAGCATTGGATCCGACCAGTGTCAGCATTCCGCCCGGGTATTTCTTCTTGGTGACTGTGTTGTTGCCGTCTCTGCCTTTAGCAGCCGCAACCTTTTTCTTCAGATGTGCCGTATCCCGGAACATCGGTGCAAGCCTTCGCTTGGAGTAATCTTTTGCATCGTCCTGCGTCGGCATACAGAACATGGCAGGTCCCGGATCGTTGTCGATCAGGTATCCGATCATGTTGTTGATCATTTCAGACTTTCCGACCTGTGAGGAAGCAACGACCACAATGTCGTGCACTCGTGAATCTGTGAAAGAGTCCATGATCTCCTTTAGATAAGGTGTCCGGGATGTTCTCCACTTCCCTGCTTCTGCAGAGTTTTCTGAAGAAAGCCGCCGGTACTTATCCGCCCATTGAGAAACTGTCAGCTTTTCGGGAGGAATGGCGACCTTCTGAGCTTGCGAGAAGACCTTCTGCGTGCGATCAAAAAAACTGGCAGAATAGTCTGCTTTCTTTTTAGACTTCTTCTTCGTCTTCCTCATCGTTCTGCATCTGTTGTCTTCCCTGCCTCTCTTTTAATCGCTCAGCATAAGCCGCCGGATCGTATTTGTGCTTTGAAATGTCTTCCAGGATGGAAGCAGCTTCCTGTTCCAAGAGCCCTGTGATCTCCTGTGCGTCCTTGCATTGTGCGAGGATCACTCCCATCTTGCCAGGCATGGCCAGAAGATCAGAGCGCATGGCCATGATCAGATCCGTTGTGAAGTCCTTGACGTCCTCCGCTCTGAGATACTGACCCTCCAGCTCTTTCAGTTCCTGATTAGCTTTCTTTGCCTTCGCCTGTTTGTATTGCACCTCAGCCTTCAATTTCTGCAAATTCAGCTGAGCCTCGTCCTCACTCTGTTCTTCCTTGCTGACGTACTTGATGTACGCCTGTGTGGAATCATCCCAGTCATACTTTGCGGCAATACCTCTGCCGCGTGATGTTTCAATGTTCTTCAGAATCCCGTCATCGGTGAGCTGCGTGATCCTGCGCCTCGTGATGCCCAGATGCTTGGCAAGCCTTGAACTCGAGCAGATCTCTGGGATGTCGTTGCTTTTTGGATTTTTTTTCGGAATATTGTTCTGTTTTTTGACCGTTTTTGTTTTTTTCTCTGCCATCGTTCACCGCCCATGACCGTTCTCCGGGATGCTGAGGAAATGCTCAAAAAATGAATCAAAAACTAGGCACGTTTTGGGCTTTCCCCGAGCCGCATCGCATCGATCGCCGTCGCAGTACCTTGAAAATGGAGCCGGTCCGCTGATCTTGCTGACCTCAACGAGCCACTGAAGTGACTCATGAGCAGCACTCGTGTCTGTTCTTCGTCTCGTTGTCGGCTTCAGCGACGCCTCAGACCGTGAGTACGACGCCACCAGGCACGGTACGCCTTGCACTCAGCCATCAGTCCTGTGTCCCAGCATCTCACAGTACAGTAGATGCACGGCTGTGCTGAATCATGTTCGATCTTCCTCATGATCGCTTTGTAGTCACGCTCACTCATGTGACTCAGGTCCTTCACATCTTCATCCATAGACACTCACTCTCTGGCATGGCAGAGAAGTGGAACGGCTGACGCATGATGCTGTTGTTCCGCACATAGGAGAAGGGATGCACGGCAGCACTGCATGAGTCAGCCGTTAATATAAAAGCATGCAGATCGCTTGGCTGCATGCTTCCGGAAAGAGGTATCGTTCTCTGTCTGCCGATTTCTCGACGCTATCAATATACACACATTTGAAGACTGATGGTGTCCGGCTTTGTATGAGTTAGCCAAGTTCGGTCGGAGCTGAATGATTTGGTCGGAATGTTCTGATTTATTCTGATTTTATTTTCTGAGAAAAACCTTTCGATTTTTCCAGCAATGCCTTTGCATTTTTCGGTAGAAATAGCCGGCATATTTTCTGGCAAAAACCTCGAGTGTTTTTTCAGAAAAAGGTCTAGGCATTTTTTGAGAAGGCAAAATAAAAAGCAGGGCTCTCATTCAAGTCCTGCTTCATCGAAGTAATTGTTTACCATGCTAATGATCACGCTCTTTGACCTGTAATTCTTCAGATGGTTGCATGTGGCCTCCCAACTGAATCCATTGATGTAGTGATCTCTGCACGCTGCATAGATCAGACCATCCTGGATGCCGTTGACAAAATCCTCGCACGCTTCTATCTTTGCGTAGAATTCGTTCTGCTTTTTCTCAAGGCGCTGGATATTTTTCATTGCTCTCTCTGTGGGGCTTGAAGGATTCAGCGGCTTTCCGGATCCATCGAAACTGAATGATGGAGATCTGTAGGTATTGTATGCTGCCTTCAGTTCATCATCCAGTTCATGAATGGCCAGAATGTTGTTCTGGTAATTTTTCAAGTCATTGCGTGTGATCTTCATCGACATGCCTTTTCTTTAATTTTAGCAATTGATTTATATTAGATAAAGGTTCAATCATCGCCATTTTCTCCAATGTAAGCGCCGCAGTATGGACAGTATTTCCAGCCAGGATCCACATCCTCCCCGAGGATCTCGCCACAGTGGGTGCATCGTTCAACCTCGTAAGGTGGACCGCCTTCTTCCATTGGTGCCAGAGCATCAAGTTCAACTCTTGCCGGATCTTTAATCGGACAGTTTTTCATGCGATGCAGCTGATCACCGGTGTCTGTCTTGATGACTGTGCCTGTGATTGAGCAGCCTCCGTATAAGTAGTCCGGAGGATCATCACAGATGCCCCAGAATGGACAAGCAACACATCCATCCGGCGCGTTCTTTCTATAAACAATATCGAAGTTGAGTTTTTCTTCTTCATTCATTTTCCTGTAGACCACCATCCATCGAAGTCTCTGCCATCTTCTGATGGATCCAGAGAGCCGACTTTCGCGGAATTTTCATACTGACACGGAATCATAACCATCTGCACGATCTTGTCTCCTTTGTGGACTCTGTATCTTTCATTTGATGTGTTGTACATTCTGACCTTAATTGGTCCTCTGAAACCTGCATCAATGATGCCTCCCATACAGATAATGCCATGATTCATCATGAGTCCGGAATTGCTTACCATGCAGCCGAAGCAGTTTCTCGGAAGCTGCACATCGACATTCAGTTCAAAGACGTGACCATCATGTGGTTCCAGTGTAACGCTCTCACATGATCTGAATCCTGCACCGTCATATAGCCAGTGCCCTCTCTGCGGAATGTATCCGCCATCATAGACTTGAGCTTTCATAAATTGAGATCTTCCACTCTGTAGTAGGTGTTGTCCTTCATACCTTTGAAGGATTCCGAACTGATCGGAACGTTGCCGATCGTTCTGCGGCATCTTCTGCTTGTCCTGTGGATCAGTTCCAGTGATGTGATCCCGTTGATCCGGTGTCTGATGATGTAGTACACCTTGTCTCTGACAGGACTGAGAATCTGAATGAGGAGCTTCCGATCAAGAGCAGTGAGAATGTCCTCCTCGTGTTCTTTGTCTAACCATTCCAGGAAGGCTTCCAGTGCTTCCTCTTCGTCATCGCATCCGGCATCCGTGTGATAGGTTTCTCCGGCAATGCTGAAACCTGTCGAATTGATCTGCACAGAATTCAGCGGGATTTTCTGCATCTGCAGCCATCTCGCGTTAGTGAGTGGCTCAGCATTTTCTGCGATGTCCTGACTTTCCAGTGCTGCAACTCCTTTGCTGAGTGCTTCCTGTTTGATCTCTCGATCTGGATCTTCATAGCCTCTCGGCATATTTCTGCAATTTCTGGTCATTCCATTCAGAATGCCGATTGCTTCATTATTTTCCATGTTCTTCTCCTTGTTTCTGTTTCAGCGGGCAATCTGCCTGCCTCGTTTTTGCATGTTTACTCACAGCGAACTCTGATCCGGTAAGAAAGCAGAGCGCTGCATTTGGAATCAGATCTCCCTTGAATCTCTCCGTAAGGAAGGGGCAGTCTGCACAACTTTCCGGCATTACCTTGCAGGCTATTTCAAAGCCGTTCTCTTTCCATCCTATCAACATCTTCTCTTTCTTTCCTTTCAGAACATCGCCAGAAGAAGAGATGAATGTGCCCGTTTCATAGCCCAAGCTCCTCAAAACTATAATTTCTGTCTATCTCCATACCTTTATACATACTGCCTTTCCTAAAACAAGGTAAGCAAATACAATCATCTGTCACATGAATATAAATATATTCTTTTTTCCTATCCATGATGCTTCTTTTTGTGATGTACTTCACTCTGTCCCTGAATGGCCTGATCACTGCTCTTAAATATCTGCGCTCCACATCATCAAGAATCTGTGGATGAACAATGGCTTCAAGACTGACAGGCTCTTTATCGCCAAAACGAATGCTCTGGAAAATCGGCACATAATTGCAAACACACGTGCCAAACCCAACAGACGCCCAAAAGTCATTCACTTTGCTCGGTTTTGCGAAATGTGCAAACAATTTTCCGTTTTTATTTCTCACAATCCACATGAAGTCATGTTCCAGCAGGTTCTGCGCTGTCTGAATCTCAATATCGCTGTATTTAGTCATTTTCTCCTCATCTCTATTTCTTCGTCCATCAGTGATCCGCAGTTCGGGCAGTATCTGGTGTAACCCCGTGTAGGCGAGATGCAAAAGCATGAACTGCATACAAAATCGGGATCTCCTTTAGCATCGGGCTGAGCGTTAATGATCCAGTGAGCATGTTTCACTGGTTCTGCATCAATCCTCTGGATCATGTCAATTTCATGCTGGTATGCCACAGTCTCGTAACGCACGGACCCTCCAGCAAGAAATGTCGTGATTGGAACCAGTACGAAACGGATCTCGTCCGGGTTAATCAGTTTCATCTTTATCATCTCCTCTCACCCATGAGTAAATAGCTATGATTATAAGCACCACAATGAACAGTCCAGCAGCGATTGCAAGCGTCCTGACGAACCACAAGGTCATCCAGACCATGGCATGTAACAGTGTGAACACAACGCTGATCATCAGTTCGGCCTCCAGAGCTCGATAGTAATCTCCAGTCTCGGATTGTCCGAGTAGAATTTTGATGTTTCTTCATGAATGACCTGAGCGTCATCCTTGAATGCGATTGCATTGAGCGCATCTTTTACTTTTGAGACATTGTCAGTGTCCGGCTTCTTTGTCGGTCTGATCTGTCCTGAAAGAGCCTGCTGTTTTTTCTTGTTGGACCATGATTTCGGAATGCCGAAGTAGGCATCGAAGTACATATTGATCGGTTCTTCTGTCGGTATCCATTCCGGAAAGCTCTCACGGAAGGAAAGGGCAACAAGATTCTCATAGACCTGCGTCTGTTTGGGAGTGTAAGCGTGCCCCGTTCGCGTAACACGGGGACGCTGCTTACCTTTTGGCTCGCCAGGGACTGTGAACTTCAGTCTCCGGATAATCATCTGATTTCTCCGGTTTCCGGATCTTCAATATCATCAATTGATAACTGCTCAATCCCATGAGACAGGGCACTGCATGAATAAGGTGCTAACTTCGATACAATCGTACTGGTGATCTTTACATCTCCATTATTTGGATCAGGCTCGAATGAAACATCGATGACAATGTGCCGTGCTTTCTTCGGATCTGATCTGATGTCGTTGATGTTATCCATCACTTTTTTCTTTTCATCCTGCAAAGCTCTCATCAGAGCATCTGTATCAATTTTGAAATTCTCATTTTTGTACTGCGTCATTCTTGTTCCTCCTTTCAGAATAGTTTTTGCTGCTCAGGTTCTTTGACATACGGATTCGGACAATGCATCCATCCGATGACCTTATGTCTTTGCGTTCCTGCATATCGTGTCCAGGTACCGTCCGCCTGGATATAGTCAAAATCAACTTTGCGGTGCCCATCGTCATAGAGAATTGTCACCAGGACCTTGTCCTCTTCCTTGATTTCATCAACGGGAAGGGGAGGCAGTGTCTCTGGATATGGTCTCCATTTCAAGTCTGTCATAATTTTTTATTTTCTTTCTTTTGTCATACGACACTCTCTTAAAGTGTCAGGCGGCCATGATCATAAGGGCGGGCAAGGTCGGAGCCCGCCTTATGTCATAGCCCGACACTCCGACTTTTTCCTGCGACATTTATGTGCGACATTTTATATGTATATATATATAGACTTTGTCGTCATAGGACATTTTCAAGACTTTGTCACAGTTGTCACAGTTTACTTTTTCGGCTCATTTGAGCTTTACAATTACCGCTTCGCGGCCTCCGTCTTCTTTCTTTGCTTGATAGATCCCCATGAGATCTTTCAGCCGCCTCCATATTGTTCGGACATCGACATTCATATATTCAGCCATCATTTTGACTGTCACCGTTTCGTTTTCTTGTGACAGGTTCTCAAACGCAATCTCGAACTCTGTCTGTCTCTTGCTTTGCCTCTCTTCCGGAGTCTTCTGCGCCATCTTTCCACGCTTCCACATTGGCATATCATCTTCCGGATCCAGATCTTTCAAGATTCCATCATCATCAACAGTATGAATCGGGTACGAGAACCAGATATTTGTTTCTGCAGGCTTCGGAAACTCACGGAGAGTCATGTCGATCCGCCATGCGGTCATTGTCTCTGCTTTGTCTTCTGCTTCCCGGACTATTGCGTCAATCTCATTGTCTGAATACTTCTTCCGTAGAATCTTCCAGGCGTGCTGCATTATTTCCTTTCGCTTGTGCAGCTCCTCTTCAGGAATATGACTGTAGTACTCCGGATCAATTTCTTTGATTTCTTTTCCGATCCTGTCGCAGACGACAACCGACTTTTCTCTGTCAATAATTGAGTCGTTCAGCGGCAGCTCGATCATGTCGATCATTGCATCTGGGTCCCTGGCAAAAACGCCTGATCCAGATGCACGGTCCATTGATCGCTTGCCGCCTTGTGCTCCTTTCGAGTGATGATGACAGTAGATCACAGAGCAACTCAGCGAGGTTGCAATCTTGTCGAACTGATTTGTGAACTTTGCCATCTGCTCGGCTGAATTTTCGTCGCCTGTGATGACCTTGTAAATCGGATCGATTACGACAGCGATGAGATTTTCCTTTTGTGCGCGTCTGATCAGCTTCGGTGCCAGTTTATCCATCGGCACTGACTTACCTCTCAAGTTCCAGATCTGAATATTTTGCAGATTGTTAGGAGGTAGTCCCATTGCGGTGTAGACATCCTTGAAGCGATGCAGGCAGCTTGCACGATCAAGTTCCAGATTGACGTACAGAACCTTGCCCTGTGCACACTGCCATTTCAGCCACTTCTTTCCTTCAGCAATTGCAATGCACAGCTCAATTAGTGAGAATGACTTCCCGGCCTTGGAAGGACCAGCCAGCAGCATCTTGTGTCCTTGTCTCAGCACTCCGTCAATCAGAGTCGGCGCAAGACTCGGCATATCATTCCACTCAGCGGCCAGATTCTCCGTATTCGGCAGATCGTCATTGACAGACTCTATGTACTCAATCCAGGCATCCCATGAGGGCTGTCCAATGTTTGTCGCAATAAGATACTGCTTTTTATTGCCACGCCAGAATCCAGGCATTCTTGAAAGTCTGCTCGGATTTTTCGCGCTGGTGTCTACTTCGAGGCCATTCTGTTTACAGATTTTGTACAGGTAGTCTACGTGGCGGCTGTACTCCTTTTCATTGCTGGCATCAACCCGAACAATCGCATGCAGTGACTTGTTGCCGGAATGTACCAACGCCACGATCGGAAGCTGCAGCTCTGTCAGAAGGGAATACTGGATGCCAATATCTTGCATATCAGATTCAACAAGTGTGTACTTGAAGTCGGTTATGTTGTCGATCTTTCCGCCTTGGCCATCCATCGGATTGAAAGAAATCCACGCTCCGCAGTTGTGATCGTAATCGTAGAACACATCTTCGATTTTCTCTGCGGAATCGAGTTCCTCCAGAAGTCTCCCGGCGGTTCGATCGTAAGTCCTGCCTTTCGGATGATATTTGCCTTTGTCATCTTTGAAGCATTGCGTGCAATATGACACATGATCATCTGGAGAAAAAACAGCCGATAAGTAATTCCTGATGTCTGCAATCTGATCCCAGTTGCTGCCAGGCTCTGAAAGATCTTTTGAATCAACCATGTCTTTGTCGATGAACTGGTAATCACTGAAGTCAACAATCTCGTTGTCCATCAGCTCTCGTCCCTGATCATTCGACTCGAATCTTGGACTCTCATAGCCTCTTTCAATTGCCATTTTGAAAAGTGTATTTTCTGTTATTCCAGAACTCTGGAAGGAGTCCCACTTTTTATAGCAGCCACCGTCATATCTCTTTGGATCTCTTCTGCTCCACTCATCCCACAAATCACATGAAGCACCGGCGGCTTTTATGGCCATGCCGATCTGCATCCAGCTTTGATAATCCAGCGTTGCAGGATCGATGTATTCCAGAGCTGCTTTTATCTCTTTTTCATTTGTCATACGCTACTGTCTCGGGGAATAAGTTTCCGGGATAACTCCTTCTGGAATTCTCCAGTTATTGTTTGCAACTCGGCTTATCATGTTGTTTGCAGAATCGAACGACCATGTGCCCACATGCAGGAATCCTCTGCTTTCCAAGAAACGAATCTGCTTCGGGGTAGCCAGTCCTTCAAATCTTCTTTTTGCCAGTTTGTCGAGAATGAGTGCTGCCTTTCCGGCACATTCAATCTCATCTGGAAATATGCCATAATGTTCAAGTGCATTGATCTGTTTTTCTGTTGGCGGTCCCATCTCCCAGCCGAGTGATGGTTGGTACAGTGCGAGGTCTTCGTCTGAAATGCTCATTTCAAACTGAAGCGGATCCACGAGCTTGCGCTTGCGTTTCTTCATTGCTTCAAGCTGTGCAGCAAGTGCTTCTTCACGTTCTCGAAGGACATCGCTTTCTGCTTTTTCTTCAGCTTCTTCAATGTCGAACTCCTGACCGGCTTCTTCTTCCAGATTCTTGGTCATCTTCTCAGATACTTCTTTGCTCGTGCAGATAATGTCTGCAGGGCGGCAAAGCTCGTGCTTTTCGGTCATCCACAGAAAGTCGAGAATCAGAAGGTTATCTTTGCCTTTGCAGATCCGCGTTCCTCTTCCCACCATCTGGCAATAGAGAGATCTTACTTTCGTAGGACGCAGGCAGACAATGCAGTCTACATCCGGGCAATCCCATCCTTCCGTTAGCAGCATGCTGTTGCAGATGACGTTGTATTTACCTTTAGCAAAGTCCTTCAGAACCTGTTCACGGTTTTCTGATTGACCATTGACTTCAGCAGCACGGAACCCTTTCGAGTTGAGGATTCCTTGGAACTTCTTAGAGGTAGCTATCAGGGGAAGAAATACAACTGTTTTTCTGTCTAGGCAGTATTTCTTCATTTCTTCAGCAATCTGTTCAAGATACGGATCAAGTGCTGTGTTGATAGATCCAGGAGTATAGTCACCGGCCTGTGTCTTCAATCCGCTCATGTCCAGCTGCAGCGGAATAACTTGTGCGATGATCTTGCACAGATATCCATCTCTGATTGCCTGGACGATAGAGTATTCATAAGCCAGAGACTCGAATACTTCACCGAGCTTGCGCTGGTCTCCACGGTCTGGTGTAGCTGTGACGCCGAGGACTCTTGCATCCGGGAAGTGATCAATAATTCTTCGATAACCATCTGTTATTGCGTGATGTGCTTCATCAATGATGATCGTCCCGTAGTAGTTCGGATTGAACTTCTTGAGCCTGTTTTCTCTCTGCAGTGATTGAACTGATCCGACTGTGACACGGTTCCATGTCCCCAGTGCCGTCTGATCGGCTTTCTCGATTGATGATTTCAGTCCTGTCATGCGATACAGCTTATCTGCAGCCTGGTCCAGGAGCTCTCCGCGATGAGCGAGGATCAGGACTCTGTTTCCAGCTCTTACCTGATCCTCTGCCACCTTGGAGAAAACAACCGTTTTTCCTGTTCCTGTTGGAAGGACTAGCAGAGTCCTTTTCGTTCCGCTGGCCCATTCTTTCTCAATTGCTTCCCGTGCCGCCTCCTGATACGGGCGGAGTTCTGTCATTTCTTCCAGTTCCCCCAGCTAGATCCGTAAACGTTCTGAGACTGTTGCTGTGCTTCTTCTTTTGGATAGAGACGTGCGATCTTAGCAGATACTTTGTCGGATCCGTCTCTTCCTTTGTACGTTTCGTGCTTGATCTCGAGCTTCCCGGTCTTGCCGATGTGATGCTCCTTGATCCAGTCAAAGCGGATCGGATCACCTTTCTTGTGGAGACCAATGCTGTCGTAGTACTGGGCAATCATGCCGATGCAGCCTTTCGAGTTCCACATGAACAGGTTGTAGTTATCGATATCAACCGGTGAACCATCTTCCGGATTAGTGACTCTGAAGACAGGATTGACCTGCTTGCAGCTTCCAACTTTTCCACCTGGCCGTGCCTGGTGGCGTGATTCTTTCAGATCAACGATGGTGAAGTCATAGTCACCTTCCGGCAGCAGGACGAACCCGCCTCTGTCATAGTCGCCAAGCTGATCGGCTGAGAATACTGCAGAATCGGTGAGCTCTCCGCCTTCCGGCTGCTGAGCTGTGGTGCTTGCATTGTTGTTGTAATATGGCATTTATTTTCTCCTTTCAGAATGGAAGCTCGCGTCTTTCATTGATGCTTTCCATTACATCCTTCCAATTTGGAACCAGGAATCCGAGATAGTAGTCCGGATCATACTTATCGATTGGCATATCTGCAGGGAAGTGTCCCTGATCAGCGACAACCTCTGACAGCTCACTTGGATGAACATTGTCGGCTCTCATCAGATCAGTCAGCTGCTTCGGCAGGTGAGAAAGTGTTTCTTCTTCCTCCGGTGTGTAGTCAGTAGGCTTCCACATACCATTCACATCGAGATTTTTTGCAGGTGCCTGTGCTTCCTTTGCAGGCTCTGGTGCTGTCTCTGTCACTGTCACTGGTGCTGCAGCTGCATGCTCTTCTTCTTCTGTGCTTTCAAACAACCTCGCAATTTCCTTGTAGTCGAAGGGGAGCTTGTCCGGCATTCCGAAGCGATTTTTTGCATCCCATGCAGCTGTGTGCGTTGTGTACATCACCCGCTGATTGCCGGTCGCATACTTCTTCTTTGTCTTCGCATCTTCGGTGATGAAGGTCTCATAGTTAGCGAAAAGCAGCAGATCAGACCACTCTTTGACCATTCCGCTGATACTGCACTTCTGCGTGTCTATCAGTTTAAGCTCATAGCGATCATACTGTCCCATTTCATCCGGCTTGGTGAATGTCCTGATTGCTGAGTGCGCGACCAGAACAGTGTTCACTCCTTTATCGACCAGATCGTTGAGAAGATTGAGCAGCTTTCCGAATTCTTCTTTGACGTAGGAATATCCTTTTCCCCATCCAAAGTCCTCAATGCCACCCATGTTGTACTTCGCACAGACTGACTGCACGCAGAGCTGCTGTGCCCAGTCAACTGTATCGATCACGAGTGTTCCGACTCCGGAAGGATTGCTAATCGTCTGCTCAACCTCTGAAAGAAGCATCTCCCATGTGGATGGAGCAGGATACCTGGCAACGTCCATCTGATTGGTTGATCCTTCTGTGTCAATGAAGACTGCGCCCGGAAACTGAGACGCGAATGTGCTTTTTCCGATACCTTCGATCCCATAAACGCAGACGCGAAGGGCTTTGTTGATTGTTCCTTTTTTAATCTCAAACATACTCATTTCTTCTTCCATCCCCATTTTGAGGCATTCGGTGCCGGTGTAACCTCCGGCTCAGGTGTTTTGTTCAGCTCTGCTGGCTTGACTTCTGTGGCGGCTGTTTTGACGCCATCCTTGACGCTATAACCGTCTTCAATGTAGATACTGCACTCGTCTCCAGTCGAGACTCTTGTTGCGATTGCCTGGAGTCCTTCTTTCTGGAGCCACGCTCCGAACTCACGCATTGTGTCAACGTCCATCTGCTCAAGTTTGTCCAGAAGCACAAATCCACATTTTGGATTCAACTCTCTGACGATTGCAGTTGCAACGATCATCTGTTCCGATGACGACATGTTGTCCCAGCGCTGCCCTTTGTAGGTTAGTTCTCCATGATCGACTGAGAGTCCAGGAAGGGGCATCTTTGCATTGTTGAGCAGCTTCATGCGATCGCTGCGGATTGTTTCAATATCAGATGTCAATTTGTCGTACTGATCTCTGTAATCCTTTGCATCTTCTTCAGCTTTCTGCTTATTGAGATTGTCGCGGACCTTTGCATTGATCGCATCAATGTTTGAGATGCTCTCTTCAAGCTCTTCGGTGCTTTCCATTGCCAGCTCTGCAGAATCGTGCTCGGATGCCTTAACCTTTTTCTCGACTTCCTTGAGCTGCTTTTTCAGATCGCTGATCTTCTGCTCAAGATCTGCAGCTTCGGTAACCAGCTGATCATGATCGCGGATCCATTGCTGTCTCTGTGCGTTCCTGGCCAGAATATCCTGTTGTTGCTGAATAAGTTCACTTGCAGATACAATCTCATCCGGTACGCCATCCCACTGGGGCATTTCATCTGCATACTTCTTTTTCTGATCAGCGATCCTGCCGATCTCTGTCCGGCGGTTGTAGTCAATGCTTTCCTGATTGTCGAGTTTTGCAAGTTCATCACCGACACCGATGATCTGCAGCAGTGTGCTTGCTTTCTCTTTTGGACTTGCTTCGATGAACTTCGGCATGTCCAGCGCAAATGTAGAAATGAAACTGCTGAGAAGTTTCTGACCGGCTTTCTTTCCGGTTGAGTCTGTGACCTTCAGAGTGCCATTCTTTCCAGAACGCTCAACGACAATCCCATTGTTGAGCTCGATGTGGATATGCGGATCCACCATGGATCCTTCTCTCTTTACCTGTGAGGGCTTGTACTTGTCTCCGCCGAGTGCCCACACAATGGCATCCAGTACGCTTGTTTTGCCCTGATTGTTCTTGCCGCCGATCACGGTCAGTCCGTTCTCGGTCGGTTCCAGCTTCACGGCCTTTACTCGCTTCACGTTTTCAAGCTCAAGACTCGTGATTTTTACTGATTCATCCATTTGATTTTCTTCTCCTTTTTTTGATCTCAGCAACCAGCATCATGCAAAGCACGAACAGCTATGACGATGTAAGTTTTGGGAGGGTATCATCAATGCCTTATTTTGAGTACTGAATTATTCGACTGCTCATGCCCTGCATGATGCCGACTGCTGTTTGATCTTTTTTAGATTCGGCTCACAATGTCGAGGACCATTGCCTGATAGCTGTCACCTTCAACATTGATCGTCTTTTCTGGGCCGTTGTCATAGACAACATGTGCCACATCATCTTTGGTCAGATAGATGGACTTGATGTTCTTCCTGGTCTGATGCAGCAGGATGCCGATGTTGATTGCAAAGTGCTGCCGATCACTGAAAGCCTCATGTTCATCCATGGACATTGCTGCAGTTTCATCTGCATGTTCCAACTGGATAACCATCATCTTCTTCCTCATTTACCTTTCCGATGATTCTTTCTCCTTTTGCTCTCTGTTCTTCTGGTTGATATTCACTGCATGGATCCAGTTCTCGCAGTAGGCGATGCGCTGGTGCAGCTTTAGGAAGTCCTTCCGTCTTTGATTAGCTTCCTTCTTCATATCTTCTGAAGCGTTTTTATCAACTGCTTCCAATGCTCTCTTGAACTGTTCGCTTTCAAGATCCATGTTATTGAACTTTTTCCAGGTCTTATCCTTTGCGATGTCCAGAAGGTTGAGCCTGTAATAGATCTGATCGAGATCATCACAGATCCATGCGAGCTTTACACAGATGACGAACGCTGCAACGAACAGAATCAGAATTGCCCATTTCATTCGTCAGAACCTCCGGCATTGTCCAGGCTCCGGATAGCATCAATGATGGCGCCTTTCTGGATCCGGATGAATGCGTCCTTTTCATCGTTCTTCTTGTAGTAGATATGATGATCATCGAACCGCTTGACTCTGATCTGCTTTCCTCTGTGGAAGGATCCGTCGTACCAGTTGGTTGAGTATTCCTCACGAATGCATACCTTGAAGAATTCCAGCGTCTTGTATCTGAGCCGCTCGATTCTTACCAGCGGAACTGCTTCGTTCGTTTCAGCGGCAACGGTCCAGTTTTCCGGATCGTCCACGTATTTCTTTCGCTGCGTGTCATTTCTTAATGTTTCAGGCATCAAAGTGTCTATCTCCTTTCTCATCAAAAGCTCTGTGAGCTGCTTCGTTTGCAATGGTTATCGCCTGATCAAAGCAGTAGGTGGCCTTCTCGTCCTTGAGGATTGTTCCAAGCAGCATGCAGAATTCTTCAATCAGTGTGTCCGGATCTCCTCTGACGATTGCTTCTCTCTTCTGAGTCTTGGCATTCACGGCAACGACGATCATTCTGCATTCACCCACCTTCCGCCTCTCTTGGTCTTGAAGTCCTCCCAGATCTGGATCTTTCCATCTCTCGTGAAGTTCTCACTGTTGTCATCGATCCTTGTCAGAATGATGGCAGCAGCCACATAGTTCTCAGCAGTGACATTGATGTATCCTTTGTCTCCGCTGGATCTGTATCTGATCGGAAGCCTGTACTTGTTCTTCATTTGTCCATGCCCTCCGGGAACTTCTGGTCAGGATCCAACTCTTTCCACATAGTTACTTCATCAAGTCCGAAGTCGAACGCCTGGCCATCCTTTGGACTTGTATGGAAGTACCAGTGCGGCTTGCTTCTTCTCTTGCGGAGCCTTGCTTTGGTCATGATGTCGTACTTGGCCATGAAGATGATCACGGGCTGTTCTTCCTTTGGCATCTCCGGCATCATGTGCCACTCATGCTTTTTTTCATCCATTTCAGTCTTCTCCTTCTTCCGGGTAATATTTCCAACGCAGAATCTCATCCACCGGAATCAGATCGTCAATACCACTCCGCGCAATGTCTGGTGCGAAGTAGTTATCGTCTGCCATATTGCCGCTGACCATTGTGTAGTCATCTTTTTCAATGAGCAGATGACCTGAATAGGGGAGAGGGAGAGATTCTTCTGGATCCTTCCATCCGGACAAGGCAAGCGCATGTTCATACTGATGCTTGATCTTTTTCCTGATCATCTTCAGATCATTTGCTTCCATGTTTGCAATCCACTGATTCTCTCCGGCTTTCTTTGCCGGTCTGGAATTTTCATCAATGAGCTTCAGCAACTTCATGATTTCTTTAGTGCTCAGATCAATCTGCATGGCCATAGACCTCAATTCTCGGATCACCTTCCGGCAGATATCTGACAAGCGAGGGATCTTCCTGCAGCTCTGCGTCTGTAGGCGGGTACTGCTTCAGCGAGTAGTCAACTACTCCCAGAATGAAGGCATACATCATGCCCATGACAAGCAGGGCTGACCCCACAACGATCATCACGACTCTTCCCCATCTGATTCTTGGCTTTGTTCTCATGTTTTCTTCCTCTCTTTTTCGGTTAAAATGAGAGTGACTTTGTTATCCAAGTCACTGAGCGCTTCTGGTCTTGGCGGACGTTGCGCTCTCTTTTTTTGTTTCTTCTTTCTCTTCGAGTGTCATCATGTAAATGAACTCAATGAGATCCTCTTTCTGGCTCTGAGGGATTGCCTCGATCTGAGTCATAACTCCTGCAGGCTGTTGAGATACATCTTGTAGGCGACTGTCCCGGTGAATCCTCCGAAGGAAACCTCCGGCTCCCAGTTTTCGATGTATTTCATTGTTTCTTCAAAGTCCTGCTTGCGTGTGTCGTAGTAAGGCGTTCCGAGTCTGGACTTATTTCTCGCATCCGTATAGCAGCGGCTGCAGAACTTTCCGAAGTACTTCTTGTAGTCCAGCATGGACTTCTCTGATACCACTCCCTTCGAGTGTTCGATTCCGAGTATGTAGAAACATCTGGAATGGATGGCCAACTTCAGTCTTCTGCTGTCTGAGATGCTGATCCGCTCTCTTTCCTCCCATCCATCCATTCGTGCGTCCAGCTTCTCAATGGCCTGATCTGTGGTGTCCATGTGGTTCTTCAGATCATTGAATCCTGCGACCAGGACTCCCATCTGACTGGCAACTGCCTGCACATTTAGTGCTGTCTGCTCGACAATCGCTTCGAGACTGGTGCTGCTTCCTTTCTTTTCAAGTTCGTTCATGACAATTTCTTCTCCTTTCTGTCATCTGAGACGATCTCGTATAGGTTCTGTGCGAATGCCAGGAGATTCATTGACTGCACCTTCAGGTCTGCTGTGTAGTGATCAGCGACTGAAGCTCTGCGATCAATGCCCCAGGCATGACCGGAGTAATTCTTCAGGAACTCGATGATTCCTGCTGTTAGGTAGTCCATGTCCTTCTGAGCCTGCTGATCAAGAGCAACCTCAGTCTTTCCGGATTCCTTGTACTTTCGCTCCCACTCAGCAGCTTCTTCCTGGAACTTCTTTCTTTCTGCTGCGAGGCGAATGTTGTCTTTCTTGATCGAGTCATAATCATCCGGAACAACCTCAACCTTCTGGATGACAGGAGGCTTCTGCTTCTCCGCTTGAAATGCGTCGTTCATACTCAGATAGGCTTTCCTCATCTGATCTCTTTCTTTGCTTAGATCCTGGATTTCCTTAATGTAGGAAGCATTTCTCTTGCTGGCTTCGTTCAGCAGGATCTTCAGATCCTCGTTTGTTGAAAATTCTCCAGTCATTTTTGCAAGCTTGCTCAGCAATGCTCTCTGTTCTTCAGTGCTGAGTTTCCGGGCAATTGCTGCAGCCGTCGTGACAGTGACTTTCCCGGTTTCAACCAGGCTGGACAATTCCGGGATCAGGTTAGTCAGAGACTTGTAGCGCTTCAGCTGATCTACTGAGATGCCGATCTCGTTTGCAAGCATTTCTTGATTTTTCAAAGGTGCATTTTGCACTCTTGAACCTCCATGGGAGATTCCTTCGATCCGTTCAAGCTCGCGAATGCACCGTCCAAGTTTTACGCTGTTCGGGTTTCCGATCCCGCGCTGCTTGATGTTGGTTTCGATCAGCTGCTTGAGCTGCTCATCCTCGGTGTCGAACTTGCGGATATCGCATAAGACTTTATCGATCCCGAGTTCCTTGCATGCTCTGACACGTTGGTGACCTGAGATAATTACTAGATCTGTGGTGACAATCACCGGCTCAATTACTCCGGATGACTTGATCGACTTCTTGAATTCTTCCCACTGAGGCCCGGTCAGATCATCAAAGAAGTAATCATTCTTCGGAAATGGCTTCAGCTTTGATACTTCAATCAGTTCCATGAGTTTTCCTTTTTCCATCCGAGCTCTTTACGGATTTTTTCTGAAATTGTTGAGATGCTGCGGAAGAGTTCAAGATATGTTTCTTCAGGAAGCGAATCCCTTGAGCTCCACAAAAACGATCTGATAGATATCGGTCTTTCATAAATCTCCTTTTCTGAGGCGTATGATTTGATTGATCTTCGTAGGATCTGCCAGCGTGCCTCAGTGCGTTGACACTTTTTAGTTTTCTAAACTGCTAAGGTAAAAAAATAATGATTGATCTGATTATCCGGAATATCAAGGATCTGACAAGCCTTGAAAATATCTTCTTGGCTGAATCCTGCTTTTCCTGATAACTTTGAGCTTAAAGATGCCTCGCTCATTCCCATTTTGTCAGCAAAAACCTTATTACGCCCACATACTTCAATGATTCTTCCACGTAATGCGTTATAAGAAAACTGCAGACTATTATGGTTAACATCTTTTTCTTGTAATTCGCTCATGTTTGTATCTCCTTTCTTTAAAGGTTTCGTTTTCTAAACCTTACGCCATAATGATACAGCACAAAATCAAAAATTCAATAACATTTTTTAGCTTTCTTGAATATTATTTATTTTTCTAAAATTTTCTCCTATAATCCAGTTAGGAGATAAAGACCATGGAAAACGACAAATTTATAAGAAGATTGAAGATGGCTATTGATAAAAGCGGTCTATCACAAACAGATATATGTGAACGTACTGGAATCACAAAAGGCGCGCTTTCCAGCTACCTAAATGGTCGGTATGCTCCAAAAAACGATAATACATATAAACTGGCAAAAACGTTACATGTTAATCCATCATGGCTGATCGGCGCTAACGTCCCTATGTATTGGGATGACAGCAAAGACATTAGTGAGGAAGATCAAACTATTCTCAATGCTTATCATGCTGCCGATCCATCTACTCAGAAAGCTATTCGTATCATGTTACATTTGGAAAAATAGGAGGAAAATGAACATGAAAAGGAATTATTACGATTTTAATGAAGTGAAAAGAATTACATCTGCCAAAAAGATCAAAGATAGTGCAGTGCTATCTGAAGATCGAACACCTGGCCATGAATCTGCTGTGATTCAAGGCAGTTCAGACACTCCATATGAGGTAACGCTGGATGGATGTACATGTGTTGACTTTGCAATGAATAATAAGCCATGTAAACACATGTATAAACTAATGCTTGACTGTGGCCTTCTGGATGTTCATGAGCCAAAGCCGGTGCAGGATCGCACTTTTGATTTCGCTGCAGAAATCGATCATTTCGAAAAACTGTATCTTGCTGGTGAGATTGATCATGATACTTTTATCAAAGTTTGTTCAGCTCTCCCTGAGTTGAAGAAAAAGAGAAAGAAAGATAGGACCTTTGATCCAGCTACTGAGATTGAACGCTACAAGAATTTATACATTGATGGCGAACTTGATGATGATACTTACGTCAAAGTATGCTTGGCACTTGCTAAGATGAAATAAAAAATTGAAATAAAGCCATAGCCTACCCATATTCCATCCCCAGTTCACCCCTATTGACTTGGGAAACCTGTGGGAGATATGTGGGACATTTGGGAAAAGCACCGGGAAAACATAGGCAAAACAACGGCAAAGACAAATCAGTACCTAATGTGGTACCTGCGGTACCTGATTTCAGCCGTTTTTGTCTTGACTTGTACCTAACCGAGCCTCGTAATAACCTCGCAATAAAAAAGCAGCCATCTGCCCTCGGAAAAGAACAATGATGGCTGCATTTCAGCAATACACGTCAGCATGCTTTTTATCGATTTTCTTACGTGCTTTTGCTACTTAAGTATATCAAACAGGAGAAACTATGTCAGATCTTGAATTAACACCTGCAGTAATATACGCCCGCTTCTCTTCCAGTGGCCAGCGTGAGGAATCAATCACCGGACAGTTGAGAGACTGCAAAGCCTATGCCGATCGTGCCGGTTTCAAGATTGTCAATACCTATGAGGACCGGGCAAAGACGGGCACCAACGACAACAGGCCGGCCTTCCAGCAGATGATCAGCGACTCCGCCAATAAACAATTCCAGGCTATCATTGTGTGGAAGCTAGACAGATTCTCCCGTGATAAGTACGACGCTGCCATGTACAAGCACATTCTCGGAAAGAACGGAGTCCGTGTGATCTCAGCAATGGAGCCGATCAGTCCGACACCTGAAGGAGTGATCATGGAGTCCATGCTTGAGGGAATGGCTCAGTACTACTCGATGGATCTCAGTCTCAAGGTCAAGAGAGGCAACAGGGAGAGTGCAATGGAACACAAGACAGTCGGCATGAGGATGCTCGGATACAAGCCGGATCAGGCAGACCACTTCATGATTGATCCGGACACCGCTCCGATCGTCAAGCGGATCTTCACCGAGTACGCCTCCGGAAAGAAGATCAAGGACATCATCGAAGGTCTCAACAATGACGGGCTCAGAACACTGAGAGGCAAGGAGTGGAGCCGGACGTCTTTGCAGCACATTCTCCGGAATGAACGATATACAGGCGTCTACATCTTTGGAGGCTACAGAGAAGAAGGTGCAATGCCTGCGATCATCAGCAAGGGCACATGGAACCAGTGCCAGAAAATGATGAAAAAGCACAAGATTGCTCCAGCTGCTTCCAGGTCCACAAAGTACCTGCTCACTGGAAAGATCTTCTGTGGTCTCTGTGGTTCTCCCATGATCGGAGTCTCAGCCACCGGAAAACTGAAGAAGAAGTACTACTACTATCAGGACACAAAGAGAAACGACAAGGACTGCCGCATGAAGCGGATCAGCAAAGACCGGATCGAGGACGCTGTGGTCTCTTTTCTGGTCGAGAAGGTCAACGATGACAAGTTCATCAGTGAGATCGCTGATCTGGTCATCCAGTACCAGGAACAAAAAAAAGAGGACCACTCCGAAGAGCAGTCCTTGAAGACTCAGCTGGATGATGTAGATAAGAGATTGCACAACCTTGAGGAGGCTGTGGAGCATGGCATCTTCAATGACACCACTCAGCAGCGCATGGTTGATCTGCAGAAGCGGAAGGAAGATCTGGAGGAGGCAATTGTCAGAGCGCAGGTCACAAAGCCTGCAGGAATCACACGTGACGATGTGATCACAGTCATGAAGCACATGAGAGGAGATCCGTCTGATCCGCGTTACCGTGAGAAGATGGTCAGCATCTTTCTGAATGCCGTCTACGTTTACCCGGACGATAATAAGCTCGTGATCTCGATCAACTTCCAGGGCACGAAGGGAGAGCCGATCAGCTATGATACCGCGCTGAATGTCTATGATGAAAGTGTTCGTGTTTCGCACACTGTGGCTCACTGAATCATCTTCAGAGAACCGCATAAACAGCGGTTTTTTCTTTACTTTCTACTGATTCGTAGAGGAATTCGTAGACTTTTAATCTTTATATTTTCTGTTCAGTGAGGTATTGACTGCATCAGATTTCATTGCGAGTGGGGGCAGATGATACTTTGCTCAACTGGGATTTTATGCTAAACTATGAAGCACTGGGGTTGTAGCTCACCCGGGAGAGCGCATCCATGGCATGGATGAGGTAGTGGGTTCGAGTCCCATCAGCTCCACTACCTGATAAAGGGGATTGCTCAAATCCCCTTTATTTATCGGCTTTTTTAACATTTTCAAGTATACTCAAAAATGCGTTGGGACCGACTTTGGGACCGGCTTTTTCTTTTTGCGTTCTTCGAAAACAAAATTTCTATAAATAAAACGAACAGAAATAAAGAGAAATAAAACAAAGTGAAATGAAAGAAAAAGCAGTGTGCTTAGTCTTCAATGACAAACACACTGCCTTCAAATGAATCGATTCGATCATTGATATAGTCTCTTGCTTCTTTAAGAGCCTCATTCTCTTTGTCTGATTCATAATATAAATCTATGAGAGGTTCAGGTATGTAATCCTCATCAGGAGTTTCTGTGCTTATTTTTTTCATGTAGTCGATATAATATAGTCTTCTGATCAGAGTTGTTACTTTATCCAATGTCTCTGCGCTTAGTGATGATAATATCTCGCCTGCAGTAATCAATTTTTTATTACGCTCAGAAAATTCTTCAGTAGAAATCATATCAATGTCCAAAGAGTCTCTGTCATATAAATACCTTGGTTCATCTATATATACTCCTCTTGCTAGCCAATCGGTGGTAACTTCCAGAACTTCAGCAAGTTTGCTTAAATATTGGTCAGAAGGTCTTTTCTTGTCCGTCTCCCATTCGTGGATTCTTAAATACACAGTTCCGATTCTTCTGGATAATTCGGATTTAGACATGTTTTTCGCTAATCGTGCGGCAGCTATTCTCCTTCCCATTGTTATGCCTGAAACAATTAGTGCATGATAATTGTCGTGTTTGTAATCAAGTTGACTAAACTCCAATGTTCTCCCGTTTATATGTTTCATAAATTTAATATCGTTCATATAACTATTTTACAGCAGATATTATATGCTATTCAAACTATATTCTTGGAAGAGCATAAATATATTGCATATATACTCCATACGGAATATAATCAGATTGGAATACAAATAATAGAATGCGTAAATGGAGGTAAATATGCCAAAAGCAGTAAAAGTGAGTCCTATGCTGAATCATGATCGTTTAAGAATTATCCGGAAAGGCCATGCAAATGTTTCTGATCTGCAGAAGTTTATTCCTGCTTCCAGAACTAAAGCTCAGGCAGAATATCAGACAATTGCAAGGGAGATCATGCTGGCTGAGGGCAAGGAAGTTGCCTGGTATGGAATTGAAATCGAAAGAGTCCTGAAGCATTATCACATGACGGAGCAGGATATCCGCCGGTGGGCGAAAGACGAGGCAGCTATCCAGCAGGTAACATTGGAGACAAACTGATGGAACCGTATTACGCGATGATGGATCTTCGGATTTTCCTGAGTCCGGCATTTCTGGAACTAAGCATGGATGCACAGACCAGATTTGTGCAGCTGGTGGGTACATCTGATCGTATGGGTGTCGGAAATCTGTATTACGTATGGAATGAAAGTCGTATTAAAGCGGATCTGATGGATTCATTATATAAATCTGACCTTGTATGGCCTGTTGATGCGTATTACTGCTTTATTCCAAGTGTATTCAACGCAAACCGCAAAATGCGTAACGGTAAATACAGATCCAGTTTTGATATAAAGGGCTTTCAGGCCTGTATTGACAAATATCCAGTTCTTCTACAGAGCATGACAGAAAGTGAAAAAGAATATATCAAACAGCATGGTGTTGTTGCCAAATCATAATGACTGGAAAATGCTAATTAAATTGTCTCATTATTGCTTGATATAATGTCTCTGCAGTTAGAAAGGAAAAACCGCAGAGAACTATTTGATTTTCGACCCAAGTATCTCCACGGCTGGCATAAAACCATGCTTATTATAGCAGGTGCAGAATTAGTTGCTTTAGAAAACGATCCGGATGTTTTCAGATAATGGGTGGTGATGTACCGAAGGCCTGTCCAGAATGTGGTGGAGCACTTCAGGGATATGATCACCGCAGAAGGATTATGAAATCCTATGGTGGTAAAAAGCAATATGTTCTGGTACCTCGCAATCTATGCACAGATTGCGGAAAACTGAGCACTTTACTGCCAGACAGTCTTTCTCCCAGAAAGCACTACATCAATGAAGTCAGGGAGAACCTGCTGGATGACGTTATTGATTGTGATCATGTCGTTGTAAATAATTATCCGTGTGAAGAAACTGTCAAATTCTGGAAATATGAATTGATGAGAAACACAACCCATATTGAGGGACTTCTTAAGTCAATAATGGCCGACTCTGCTGGATTAGGTCTGGAGCTGCTTGAATCCAGCAGATCACTGCTCAAAGAGCTTCGTGATGAAGGCGCCGGCTGGCTGGCTGCGGTCAACCGGATTATCTACAATTCTGGGAATTTCATCCCGGTTGTTTACCCACCTGCTTTTTCTTCTGTCTTTGATGATCCTGATATACCCTCTGCACATAAGGAGGAGGATCATGAAAAAGGACGAAATTCTTTCATGGCAGAACGAAGCTGCGCTGAGAAAATATCAGATCATAGCTCCGATTCTGGACCAGGAAATCGATCCAGCCCGGAAAAAGGAACTTCGAGCGAGGATTGCAGAGAAAAATGGCATCAGCACTCGCACGTTACAGCGTTATGAAGCCGCCTACAGAAAAGACGGCCTTTTGGGCTTGAAACCTAAGAGCCGGGCGGAAGGCTTTTCATCAAGGCTGCCGGCAAATTATGAGGATCTGTTTAACCAGGCAGTTCAACTGAAGCGGGAGCTTCCCAGCCGATCTGTAGACCAGATCATTTATATCCTTGAAGGAGAAGCCAGGATAGAACATGGCGTACTGAAAAGATCTACGCTGCAGAAGCACCTGTTTGAGGCTGGATTTGGAAAAAAGCAGATGAAGAAGTACATGGAGGGACAGAAGAGCGTTAGCACCAGACGTTTTTGCAAGCCGCATCGAATGATGCTTGTCGAAGCAGATATCAAATATGGGGTGGGAATCATCTATATAGAGCACGGCCGCAGGAAAACAGCCTATCTATCCTCAATCATTGACGATCACAGCCGGCATATGCTGGCTTCCGAATGGTATGAGAATCAGGAGTCATATGTAGTAGAAGACATCTTCAGAAAGGCCATTCTAAAGTATGGAAAGTTTGACAAGGCATACGTAGACAATGGAAAGCAATATGTGTCCAAGCAGCTCAAGCAAAGCTGTGCTCTTCTGGATATCCGTATTATCCATGCGAAACCCTATGCAGGCTGGCAAAAAGGAGTGATCGAAAAGTTTCATCAGATCGTAGATGACTTTATCGCTGAGGTAAAGCTCAAGAAGCCGAAGAGTCTTCTGGAAATCAATGAATACTGGAAATATTTTCTGGATGAATACTATGAGAACAAAGCGCACGAAGGAATTAAGGAATATTACAGAAGTCATGATGTCCCTGTTCCAGATTCCGGTATTTCTCCGTTAATGGAATGGAATCGTGATAAAAGACCGCTCACATTTATCGATGCCGGTACTGTAGGAGAAGCCTTTCTCTATCATACAACCCGAGTAGTAAACAAAGGCGGATGTATTCAATTCAAGGGAAGAATGTATGAAGTCAGTGCTGCACTGATTGGAGCGACAGTTGAAATCACATATGATCCGAATGATTCAGCCGAACTGACAGTGTATTACAAATCAATGGAACCATTCAAAATAAAGCCGGTGGTTATTGGCTCCTATGCTTCAAGGACACCAGAAGTTCCTGCAGCTATGACTGACAAAGCACCGGAGACTTCCAGATTGCTGGATGTAATTGAAAAGAAATACAAGGAAAGGCAGGAGAAACGCGCTGATGCCATCTCCTACGGCCTTTTTGGAAGCGAGGATAAATGAGTATGTACGAGACATTCTTTGATATGAAAAACAAGCCCTTTGTGCGTGATATCGAACCAGAATTTCTGTATGAATCCAGCGCGATGAAGTCCGCAATGGAAAGGCTGAGATTTGCGGCAGACAATGAGCTGTTTGTCGTAGTAACAGCTGATGCCGGATGCGGGAAATCTACATTGATCAGGCGCTTTAACGAAAGCCTTCCAAAAGACAAATACAAGCTTCTGTATCTGTCAGATTCCAAGCTGACCCCAAGATGGCTGTATACCTATCTTCTTGATCAGCTTGGGCTGGAAGCCAGTTTCTATCGTGGAGATGCCAAGAAGCTGCTTCAGAATCAGATCGCAGTCATACGAAACAAGGAGCACCGCAAGGTTGTGTGTGTTCTGGATGAAGCCCATCTTTTGGAGAAGGAAACTCTGGAAGAATTCCGTTTCCTTCTCAATTCTAATTTTGACTCAGAGAGCCAGATGGCGCTGATTCTTGTCGGCCAGACAGAACTCTGGGATACCAAGCTCAGATATCAGCGTTATGCGGCGATTCGCCAGAGAATCGACATCAACTGTATTCTTCCCCATCTGGATCAGGCAGAGACGATCAGCTATATCAATTCCAATCTTCGCTATGCCGGCTGTGATCATAATCTCTTCACAGAAGCAGCTGAGCAGCTGATATTCAAAATCACAACCGGAATTCCACGTATGATTAACAGAGTGTGCGATAACTGCCTGATGTATGCAGCCCAGCAGAACCAGAAAATCGTAGATGATCATATGGTGAACTTCGTGGCAGAGCATGAGATGCTTACTTATGCAGGAGAAGCGTGATGATATCCGGAAGTGTTAAGGAAGCCGACATACACACCTGGTTTCTCTCAAATGGAACAGAATTAAAAGGAAATGAAGCTGATAAATATCTGGAGCTGTACAAAGCCAGGCTTCTGAAAAGACTGGCCAAAGCCGAAAATCTGAATAGAGGAATAACTGAAGAACTGACCAGCTTAGCAATGACAGGATGCCTTAGCCAGGATGTCATGAATCTTGAAGAAAAACTAAGTCATATAGAAATCTACTGTGAGCTATACCTGAAATATGTGTATGCTGGCTCGCTTGACGAATATGAACAAATATGA